TTGGTGCTGATATTGCTGAGCATCAGCAACGTGCACAGAATCTGCTTGACGTTGCAACGCCAAAGATTCTTGAGTATGAATTCTGGAATGGCTTGCTAGCACAACAGGCTGGCTATGAGAATTTGTACTTGAGGCAGAGTAGCGATGTTGATGTCTACACCGCCACATCTGTTGTTGAGGCCATCGCCATCTGTGAGTCATACCTTGCACAAATGACTTACGGCGGACGCGGGATGATCCACATCCCCGCATGGGTCTCGGCATATCTGCCGGCTGGTGGAATGCGACGTGAAGGCAATCTGGTGTTGACGATTCGTGACACCATCATTGTCCCTGGTTCTGGGTACACTGATGGCCCTGTTGCACCTGGTAAGCCACCTGCGCCATCTGGGACTTTCTCCATCTACGCCACAGGCATTACGGATGTGCGAGTTGGGTCAGTCGTCCCTTGGCCTGAAGGTGACATGTACCAAGCGGTCAACAGAGCTACAAACACAGCAGAGACGCGAGCATACAGAATGGCATGCGCTTCATTCGATGGAGTGGCATTCGCTCGTGTTGACGCCACGATAACATTGTGAGGAGGAACAGATGACCAATCAGGCTGGTGCCTCGCTCCAATGCGTGGCGATCAGAGTTACTGCTCTGGATGCCGGTGGAGTGCCAGCGCCAGGTAATAACATGTACGTGTCTGATCAATTGGTCAAGATCGACTTCAACCCAGATATGGAAGCTGGTCAAGAGATCAGCAACCGTGGGGCGTCAGGTAACCTCTGTGTGGTCTACCGCACACCTGACCTCATGAAGCGATTGACGATTGAGCTGGAACTGTGCGTGCCTGACCCTGAGCTGGAGGTTTTGCTCAGTGGCGGCAAGGTGTTCTATGACACGACTGATACAACTGATGTCGTGGGATTCAAGTATCCGCCATTGATGGTGGACCCCACGCCTAACGGAATCTCAGTCGAGGCATGGACACGATATGTTGTGGATGGCTATCAACCAACAGATCAGCCATTCATGTGGTGGACATTCCCACGGATGTATCTGCGCAAAGGCAACCGCACAATCGACGTCAACGCGATGGCGAATGTGTATGATGGCTTTGCGGTTGAGAATCCATCATGGGATGATGGTCCATTGAACGACTGGGATCAGGACAGCGATGCCGTTGTTCAGGCCGTGTTCGCAGATACGGTTCCACAGGCAACCATCGGTATCCAGAAGGTGCCTGGTAGCGTCAGTGCTACAGGTGCAAACGCAGGAACGCCAGGCACATTCACGCCTAGCGGTGCGACAGCGCCAGCAGACCTTGCTGCGATGTCCTCTGTAGCGGCTGCACCGACGACTGCGTGGACCACAGGCCAGTACGTTGTGCTGGGTGACTCCAGCGATGCGTTCTGGGATGGATCGCAATGGCAAGTTGGTAGTGCCCCGTAAGCTAGCCAAGTAGGGTTGGTTGAAATGACGTCACTTGTCCAGAGTCAAGACGGTTGGGTCACCAAGGAGCAAGTTGTTGCGCGGCTAGGCGCAGAAGCTCCAAAGGATGCCTCTGGGCAAGTGACGCTCGATGATTCAATGCAGGCAGCGGTCGAATTGCTGTACTCATTGAGTGGGCGTCAATACCCAGGCACAGTGAGCGCTGTTGTTCGTCCGACTTCAAAGCCAGCACAAGTCACAGACATGATGTGGAATCGCAATCTTTTGACTGCGGGATTTGGATATGCCTTTGGCTGGAATCCGTCATGGATGTGGGGACTTTGTGCGGGGTGTGGCTATGGCGCTGGGTGCTGTGGGCCCACGTCAATTGGCCTTGGCCGTAGTCCAATAATTGGCATCAATGAGGTGATGATTGATGGTGAAGTCATTGACCCCAGTGAGTATCGCATTGACGATGGAAAGTGGTTGGTCAGGCAAGTATGCTGTGACGGTTGGCCAACATGTCAAGATATGTCATGTCCGCTTGGTGAGCCAAACACATTCGGTGTTGATTTCAAATTCGGGCAAAACCCACCGGTAGCAGGCCAAATAGCAGCAACAATCCTTGCGTCTGAATTCTACAAGGCCGCAACTCCTGGCCTGGCCTGCTCGCTCCCCACCCGCATTACCAGCATTACCAGGCAAGGCATTTCATTCGCGATCTTGGATCCACAGACATTCTTGACTGATGGATTGACCGGCAATTACCAAGTCGATTTATTCATCAAGGCATACAATCCGAACAAGCAAATCCGCAGGCCGATGGTTTGGTCCCCTGATATCGCCAACATTGCTCGCAGAGATACAACACCAACTGTTCAACCAACGGGGCAATGAATGATCTACGATCTGGCGACAAAGTTGCTTGGGCTGGTTGATGATCAGCTTACAGAGCTGGGAATTGCGACGCCTGAACGTCAGTACCTTGCGCCTGGCGCCAATGTGGTATTTGATTGTGAGCAATTGACCATCAGAATTGCTCGCATCATACCTGGCGTACAAGGCGCAGATACTCCATATCCAGTCGTGACGCATAGCAAGTTGCGTAAGACTGCTGAGCTGTTCGTGACGTTGGTCAGATGCGTGCCTAGCATGAATGATGATGGCTCACCGCCATCAGTTGCTGATTACACTGCCGCGGCTGAGGTTTCATTCAACGATGCGATGGCGTTGCGTATTGCGTTGGAAAACATCGAGCATCAGCATCTGCTTGTGCCACGGAATGTGTCTGTAACCGTTGGGCAATTGAATACCATGGGGCCATTGGGTGGGTTTGCCGCAGTTGAGATGATGTATAGCGTTGAGCTTGTCAGCAATCCAACTGGGTGGGTGGGATGATATGGCTTCATTCTCTGGCCGTATCAACAATGGCCCTGGTTACAAGATCATCTTGGATAGCAGGGCAATAGATGAAATGCTGCGTGGCCCCAATGGCTATGTGATGCGTGATCTGATTCGTCGTGCTGAGATGCTACAGACTTTGGCCAAGGAGCAATGCGGATTCGGCTCTGGTAATGATCCTCATGGACATTTGCGAGACAGCATCGTCAAGCGCATTGTGTCTGGCGGCTCGGGAACGCCATATGTGATGGTTGGTAGCGCGCACCCAATTGCGTTGATTCATCATGACGGTACTGCACCCCACGTAATTGTACCAAGGAATGCGACAGTGTTGGCATTCCCTTCCGATCGGTCGCCGAGTGGAATGGCGTTCGCAAAGAGAGTCAACCATCCAGGCACAAAGCCCAACAGGTATCTGACGGACAACCTGCCACGAGTCGCAAACTGAGGATTGCCCATGTCTACCAAGCAATTCAGAGCGCCACGCAACACAAGTCCGCCTCTGGACTTTGAGATCACGTATGAGCAGCTCATTGATGATGAATGGATTGAGCAAACGTCCAAATTCCAGGCTCGACCAAGATTGCCCGGACATCAATTGATGAAGATCACAACGGCAATGCAAGCTGGAGTTGCGGTTCAGTCAGCTGAAATGATCAGCATGTTACAGGGCGCAATCACGCCTGCGTATCATGAGGAATTCATGAAACTCATCGATGATCCAGACATCGCAATTCCAATTGAAACGCTTGCCGACATTCTCATTTGGTTAGCTGAGGAATACACTGGCCGCCCTACGCAACTGGCCTAACTCTGCTGAGTTGGGTCGAGGAGAATTGGTCTGATTTCAATGGCCGATTGATCAGGAATGGAGTTGATTGGGAAGAATTAGATGCGGCTGATCTTTGTGATGTTGTCTACACTATGATCATTGATGATATCATGGAGTATGGTGCAGCCAGAGTCGAGGCACGAGAGATCATCGACAAACGTTTGAAGGATAACCTGATGCGCATGAATGCCAGGCAAGGCATAAAGCAAGAGCCTGAGCCATTCAAGCTTGATCCATCATTAGCAGCCAAGATGGGCATCAAACTTCAGACTCTAGCTCAGTCCCCGCAGGAGGTGAAGCCATGACAGTTATTGGTGAAGCCTACATCATGATCAAGGGTGTGTCTGAGGGCGATTCCGGTGTAAGCAAAATTGAAGGACAAATTTCTGGCGTTGGTGCATCTGCCGAGAAATCAAGTGGTCGTGCCAGGGCTGCATTCAAGTCAATGGGCACAGCGCTTGGCTCTGCGTTTGGTCCGGCATTCCAGCCGATTCAAGAAGTCATGGACAAGTTTGATGAGCTTGATATCCATGGAGGAAAGCTCAAGGATAATGTCGGCAAATATGCATTAGGCATTGGTGCTGCAATGACTGGCGCCGGTACACTTTTGACGACTGTGTCTGATAAAGACAAAGTATCAATGGGACAACTTGAGCAAGCGGTCAAGAATGCCGGTGGCGATTGGGAGAAGTACAAGGACAAGACTGAAGAGGTAGTCAAATCACAAGAGAAATATGGGCATACTGCCGTTGAGACATCTGGTGCTTTGAACGATCTTGTGACCAAAACGCACAATGTACATGATTCATATGAGAATATGCAGTTGGTTGCTGACGTTGCCGCTCAGAAGAATACCAGCTTGTCGTCTGCTGCATCTATTGTAGCCAAGGTGATGAATGGTAATACAAAGACGCTCAAGCAGTATGGCATCACGCAAGACGACATCAACAAGAAGCTTGATACTGGCGCAATTCATACCAAGAATCTCCAGATGGCCCAGGCATTACAAGGAGTGGAAGCAAACAAGAATGCGTTGGCTGCGCTGAAGACTCGTGATGCTCGTCTCAAGGAGATATTGGCAACAACTCAAGACAAAGGCCAGCAAGAATTATTGCGCAAGGAGATAGCCAAGGATTCAGATACACGTTCAAAGCTAACAGATGCGATGGGCAAGAACAAGGATAGGGCAAGTGCACTAAAGGCAGAACTCAAGCAATTGACTACTGGCCAAAAGGCAGGGGTGGCCGGTACTGAGTTGCTTGCGGAGAAGATGAAGGGCCAAGCAGCAATCGCTGCTGATACATTCTCTGGTAAGATGAAGGAAGTCAGAGCTAAGATTGAAGATTTTATTGGTACCGTTGGGCAAAAGCTTGGACCAGCGCTCCAAATAGCCGGACCTGCCATGATGGGCTTTGGCGCTATTGTTGAATCTGGAATTGTAGGCAAGATCGGCAATGGTATTGGCAAGATCAAAGAATTCATGAGCATGGAGAAGCTTGCTGGCGTTGCGACAAAGGTATGGACTGGTATTCAAGCAGCATTCAACATAGTCATGGACGCCAACCCAATTGTGCTTGTGGGAGTAGCAATCACTGCCTTGGTTGGCGTTCTTGTTCTGGCATACCTCAAGTTCAAGCCATTCCATGATTTGATCAACGCCATTGCTAGTGACATCAAGAAGTTCTTCATTGGCGCATTTGATGTTGTAATCAACGCATTCCATAGTTTCATCAACGCATTTGAAACAGTTTGGAAGTTTATACTTGACATCGTCAAGAAGTATTGGCCAATCATCCTTGCCGTGATATTGCCATTCGTTGGCATTCCAGTATTGATCATGCAAAACTGGAACAAGATCGTTAGCTTCTTTGAGAATCTGTGGGGCACGGTATCACAAATCTTCCAGAATGTCGTTGCGTGGTTTGGTCATTTACCATCAAGGATCATAACTGCGCTGGGCAATATCGGCACAAAGGTTTGGTCTGCAATTCAAGCAGGCGTACAACACTTTGCTGATAAATTCATTGCGGTTGGCAAATCGCTCATTTCATACTTTGGCAAATTCGCCAGTCGCGTAATCAGCGGCATCGGCAATCTTGGTGCAAAAATATGGACCAATGTCTCGACAGGCCTGGGGAATTTGACCAATGCCTTCACCAACTGGATTGGCAGAGCAGTTGATTGGTTTGGTACATTGCCAAACAAGGTCGTCAATGCAATTGGTAATATTGGCTCTGCTATCTGGAGTTCGGTTACATCAGGCTTGAATAACTTCATCAGTCACGTCACAAATTGGACTAGCAATATCGCCAACTATTTCGGCAACCTGCCGAGCAAAATCATTTCAGCTATTGGCAATCTAGGTTCCAAGATTTGGAATGGAGTCAGGGGTGGCCTTAGCACTATCAAGACTAATATTGTCAACGCATTCTCTGGCGCCGGATCATGGTTGCTTTCAGCTGGTAGTGATGTGGTCAGTGGCTTCATTCATGGCATCGAGAATATGTTTGGTAGCGTTGTGGATACTGCCAAGAGTTTGATCTCGCACCTTGGACATTCTGTGCTGCATGCATTGGGTATCGGATCGCCATCAAAGGTGTATCATGAGATCGGCAAGAATGTCGCTGCTGGTCTCATTCAAGGTCTTGATCATAGTCATGGCGATGTTGGAAATGCTGGTCGCCGACTGGTCAATGCTGTGATCCACAAGGATGGTGGCACAATTGGTGTGCCTATGCATGCGAATGCTGCGGGTGCTGGTGGCGGTCGGGTAATCAACTTGTTCCCCAATGCAATCATTGACTTTGGCAAGGAAAGCCCAGCGTCAATTGTCCAGCGCTTGCAGAGCGCAATTGTGGCGAGTAGGCTGTGACATGACAACTACAGCGAGACTTGTGGATGAGATCACTGGCGATGTAATTTGGCTTGAGCTAGATGATGGCGATCCACAACACTGTGCTGGCTCTATCATCACTGGAATGATTGACTATGGCTTTGCTGGTCCACGTGTGTCGCAATTCGATATCCCAGATACAAATGGTACAACTGATCTCACTGAGTACCATGGTGATAAGACAGTCACCTGGAATGGCTGGATTGTACCGACAGACTCGGACCCATTTCCCGCATTAGTGTGGGATCAAATTCGCAAATTGTGTGCGCCAAATCGTCGTCCATGGATGTTTGTCCAAGAGGATGGTTGGCCAGAAGAGCGTCGCATGGTAATGCGTTGCGACTCATTGACGTCGCCACTTGACAGGCAATACGGTCCTGTGATTGTTGCGGCTATTACGTGGAAAGTCCCAAGCGGTGTAATGGAGTCAAGTGACCTTCATCAGCAAGATAGCCTTATCAGTGGCGGAACGGGTGGAATGTGCATCACCAAAACTGGTTATTGTTTTGACAAATCCGGCTGTAGTAGTTTTGGCCCTGGCAGTTTTGGTGGCGCTAGCATTATCACTAATGCTGGTACTGTTGTTACATACCCTATCATTGTCTTCACCGGGCCAGCTAAGAATCCCAGAGTATATGACCCAGAGACCAACCTCGGCATCTATCTCAATACAACACTCAACCCCAATCAGCAAGTCGTCATTGATACCCTTCATCGTACCGTTCAAGAGATAGCTCAGCCAACGCCCATAAACAGGCTTGCTTGGTATGACTATACAAAGTCATCATGGTTGACACTTGAAGCTGGCGATAATGAGTTCACATACTTGTCTGATGACAAGCGCGGCATTTGTACCTTCTATTGGCGAGATAGGTGGACCTGATGTCAAGTCCAGTCATCGTTGAGGGCGACCTCACACCACTATACATGCAGCCTGGTACAGATGCTGCTGATCCGGCAACGATTTGCTATGGCGCGTCTGACTATCGACAGCTCATCGCTGCTGTATTCCAATCACCGGGTGTATTGGGTTCTGGTGATTGGCAAATTACCAGCAGCAATACGGCAGCTGTGAATATTGGTATTGGCTCTGCTGTTGTTGCTGGTACATCTGCTGCTGAACAACGCAGCTATTTGTGCCGCAATGCAGCAATCAAAGCAATACAGCCGCCTGGACCGCCAAACACCAACAACAGATATGACCTGATTTGCCTTACGGCGCATGATGGTCAAATCCTTGGCGACCATCTGTATGAATGGCAAATCCAATGTTTGAGCGGGGCCGAGGCTACTTCGCCCACCGTCCCCGCATTACCAAAAGATAGCATTGCTTTGGCTGCGATTCTTCGCAAGCCAGCAACAGCCAACATCGCCAGTGGTGATATCAGCGATTTGCGAGCATTCGCATTGCTACCAACACAACCGCAGAATCTGCGGTACTGGAAGGTTGAGGCAACCAGCGCTGGTACATCTGTATCGGCAGCAGCGCCCAAGATCGACAACTTACCATTCCTCAAGTTGAATGTCACAGATGCGACCAAGATCTATCGCGTGATGTTCATCGGCGCATTCTTTGTGGCTGCCAACGGATCTGCTGGTATTGCTGCGATCAAGGATGGTGGCGCAAATAACCCAGTACTAGCAAGCACGAGTATTGCGACTGTCTATGGCCCAGGCACAACTGGCACAAACCAGACCAAGACAGTTTCACTCTTTGTAGACATGACGTTCAGCGTTGGTACACATACGCTTGGTCTTTGGACGAGCATCAATGGTGGCGGCAGTGGCCACTGTGATGGAGCGACGGCCTTCAAGAAGCAATTGGCTGTGTCATTGCTGTGACTCTCGACCTCAGCGAAGTCATTGACAGGCTTGGTAGGCCTGTAATTGACCCATCTGCTGGGCCAGTACCATCGCCATCACCCATACGAAATTTGCCTGTTACAAGTTGGCAAATCGTCATTGGTCCAAATAATGCTGGGCCTCAATATGAATTGACGATGGCTCGACAACGACAATTGGCATTCCATGTTGATGAGTCGGCCACATTGCAATTCGCAATTGATGGTAGTGACCCGGCATTACAATACATTACAGAATTGGTCACTGATTGCTGGGTGTATCGAAATGGCGTGCTGCTATTCCGTGGACGCATAGGATCAACACAGGATATACTTGACGGTGAGGCTGATACGTATGATGTATCTGTCACCTGTTTTGATTATCGTGAATGGCTCAAGCGACAAGTATTACATCTGTCGCACGTTTGGTCATTCCGCAATACAGCGCAATCAGCAATCATCACGGACCTCATCAATTATGCCGTTGTAACTCCATCAGGCATCAAACCAACAATCCATTTCGACATGAGCAAAATGCCGACCACCAAGGTCGACTATGATGTAACTGTCGGTTCAAGTACCAATGAAGCCATTGGTAACATGTCTGGTTTTGGCTGGCAAATATTCCCAGATGCGCCAACGACGTTGATGCTGCGAGCAATCTCTCCATGGTATTACAATATCAATCCAAACTTTGTACTTGAATATGGTAGCACAGTCGCCAAGATTACACGCACGCTTGATACTGCTACCTTTGCGAATAGTGTGCTGTATACTGGCGATATGAAGCTCACGCCAATCATGGTCGATGCTCCAGGCATCGCCACTGCCCCGCAAGGTCGTTTGAGTGTTTGCCTTTCAAATCCATCGATTGTCAAAGCCACCCAATTGCACAATGTAGCAGCAAATGCCGCAGTTACATTGCAGAATGTAACACCAACGTGGTCATGTGATTTGGCGCCAGGTTCATGGCAATCAAATGTCGATGCCTGGATCGGTGACATTTGTAGGTTTGTCGTCAAAAAGGGTCGCTTGAATGTCAATGATCAGTACCGCATTACAGATCTGACAATCACCGTTGATGACGATAGTTCGCACGCAGATCAAGTGTCGGTAATTGTTGCAAAACCCCCATATATCCCAAGCTGAAGTGAGGCACCATGCCTGATGACCTGAAGAATCGCTTCTCATTCCACCCTGCGACAGACATCACAGGCCCACAGCATGAAGAAGTGCGTGATCGTTGTTACGCATTGGCGCTATGGCTGTCAGAGAACACACCAGTTGGTCGGCATCAAGCATTGGCATTGACCTCAATTGAAGAGGCAATGCATTGGGGCAACGCAGCGATTGCGTGTGATACCCAGGAGTAACAAGTGATCAAGTCAGATCCAATTGCTGCACTGAAGAATCTTGATCAACGTATCGGGATTCTTGAGCGCATCAGTGATGGTGCTGTCGATCCTGACAATGCTGATCTGATCAATACACCATCCCATTTGGGTCGTAATGGCGGCCCAAATATTCCATCATCAAAATGGACAGAAGTCACTGGCTGGACTGACACTCTTGTAAGTCAAGTGCCAATTCAAGGTGATTACTTTGCGCCTGATACAGATGGCTGGTATGAGATCGCTATCAAGGTGCAATTCCCAGGCAACAATACAGGTCGTCGTGCGGCCACGTTGCTCGAACACACAACGGCGCCTGGCCCAAATGACCTGATGATTGACTCGACTTCAACAGCGGCTATTACGTTGACTGGTGAGATATATCCACAATATCTTTATGCTGGTCATCTATATGCGTTGGCGCTTTGGCAGACATCTGGAGTCGCTCTTTCACCAACAATTTGCTACGTTGCAATTTGGCCATTTGGCGGCATACAAGGACCACCTGGCCCCGTTGGGCAAACTGGCGCAACTGGTGCTGCTGGTCCAACTGGACCAAACGGACCACCTGGACAAACTGGACCGGCTGGACCGCAAGGATCTGCTGGCCCGCCTGGGCAAATTGGTCCACAAGGCCCATATGGCTTGACTGGTCCGCCTGGTCCCACTGGTGCCGATGGTGTTGGTGTACCAAGTGGTGGATCTGCGGGGATGTCGCTAGTCAAGACGAGCAACAATGACTATGACACCATGTGGGAAATGGTATCAGGCGGCGGCCAGATAGGCCCACCAGGCCCGCAAGGACCAACAGGCCCAACTGGAGCAGATGGTGCAATTGGACCACCTGGACCGACTGGCGATCCTGGACCACAAGGGCCAACTGGTGCAACTGGTTCACAAGGTCCAGTTGGCGATACTGGTCCGGCGGGTGCCGATGGTCAGCAAGGATCGCCAGGTATACAAGGTGATCCTGGTGCAATAGGTCCAGAGGGCCCACAAGGTGAAACTGGTGCGCCTGGGCCGCCAATCAATATCAGCGGCACAGTACCGTCGGCGCCAAGCGATCTTCCCACTGGACTTGGCCCATCTGATGCAGGTAGAGGATGGATATCAGAAGATACAGGGCATTTGTGGGTATGGGATGGGGATTCATGGAATGACGCTGGGCCTGTCCAGGGACCAACAGGACCAATTGGGCCACCCGGTGCGACTGGTCCAGCGGGTCCAACAGGGCCAACAGGATCAACTGGGCCAGAAGGTCCACCAGGTGCAGGAATCTCCATAGATGGTACAGTAACAACAGCTAATCAATTGCCGTTACTGGGACCAGCAGATGCGGGGCAAGGATGGGTAACGCAGGATACCGGCCATTTGTATCACTGGGATGGTTCGCAGTGGTTCGATCTTGGGCCAATTCAAGGTCCGCAAGGCCCACAAGGTCCAGCAGGCCCACAAGGATCATCATACGTACAAACACTTTCTGCGCCAACGCCTAGCGGATCGCCATATACCGTAAGGCATAACCTGAATACCATGAGCCCAATGGTGCAGCTATGGGGCGCAAATGGCATATTGCTACAAGCTGAAATAACAATCATTGACTCGAATACGATCACCGTTGGTTTCAACAACTCGCCGGGACAGAATGTCAATGTAGTTGTTGGCGCCGGTATTCCACAATCTGGTACTGCTGCAGGATCATATCGACATTACCAGACAGCTGCTGCTACAACGTGGACGATACCGCATAACTTGGGATTCAGACCAAGTGTCATGGTTGTCGATTCTGCATATGACCAAGTATTCCCAGGCAATGTACAGTATTCAAATGATAATACTGTCGTGCTAAGTTTCTCGGCTGCTGTTGGCGGAGAAGCATACCTAAGCTGAAGGGGCGGCCATGCCTGTATTCTATGGCGCAATTGATTTGGGCAAGAATGAATTGCGCAATGCTGTCGTCCAAAACCTTGGTGCTGCTCCATCATCGCCAATCAAAGGTCAATTGTATTACGATTCCACGGCCAATATGTTGTATTGGTGGAATGGAACAACTTGGATTGGCGCGGCAGGCTCGGCGCTCACCCCCGCAGCTACAGTTACAACACAGGCTGTTGGCGATGCGCCAGTTGTTGGCGCTAGTGCGAATTATGCGCGTGAAGATCACAAGCATGGTCGTGAAGCATTTGGCGCAGTCGTCGCACAAATCGCATTCGGCTCAGCTTCAGCAAATGGCGCTGCCGCAACAATCAGTCGTTCAGATCACGCGCACGGTACTCCAACGCACGACAATGCGGCTCACTCAGCCATCCCGCTAAGCGCATTTGCACAACCAATTGCAAACGTCAATATGGGTGGCTATCAGCTGATTGGTTTGGTTGCGCCGACGCAATCTGATTCAGCTGCCAGCAAGTCATATGTTGACACTACTGCCCAAGGCTTGGATGCAAAGCAATCTGTGAAGGCGGCAAGCACAGGCAACCTTGCATTGAATGCGCCGCAAACAGTCGATGGAATTGCATTGGTTGCTGGTGATCGTGTGCTTGTAAAGGATCAGACCACACCTGCTAACAATGGGATTTATGTGGTTGCTGCCGCTGCGTGGACTCGTGCGCTTGATATGGATGCATGGACAGAAATACCAGGCGCATTCACATTTGTCGAGCAAGGCACTCTGAATGCTGATAATGGTTGGGTATGTACTGCTGATCAAGGTGGTACACTTGGCACAACCGCAATCACTTGGACGCAATTCAGCGGGGCTGGGCAGGTCAACGCTGGCGCTGGTTTGACCAAGACCGGCAACACAATTGATGCTGTCGCTGGTGATACAAGCTTGACGGTCAATGCCGATGAGTTGCACGTCAACACGGCGGTTATCGCAACTGTTGCTGCATTGAATGCGGCCATAGCGGGCATGACCAAGAAGTATGCTACAAACCTTGTTGGTACAGCAAGCCCTGAAGTGATCACCCATAACCTCAATACACGAGACATTCAACTCACAGTGCTCAATGGCGCATCCCCATATACGGCTGTGGAAGTCGACTGGGATGCGACTACGGCCAACACGGTAACTATCAGATACAATCCAAATCTTGGCGCAGGTTACAGAGTTGTAGTTGTGGGCTGATCATCATGCCTCGCAGTTATGGAATTACCAATGCGGCGCCATATGCCGCTGCGCCTCCTGTCGGCGCTTCAGGTGATACATATTGGAATACAACAAGCAAGATTCTTTTTGTATCTGATGGTTCTGCCTGGAATCCATGGCCATCAGGCGGTAGTGGATATACGCCAACTGCACCGATCATCCATGTATATACAGCGAATACAACATGGACCAAACCGGCCAACATTGTAGCAGTGCGCATACGCATTGTTGGTGGCGGAGGTGGTGGGGGCGGCGCAGTCGGCGGCAGTAGCACTCGTGCATGTGCTGGCGGTGGTGGCGCTGGAGGCTATGCCGAACAATGGATATCAGCAGCCTCATTGCTAACAAGCGAAGTAGTAACAGTTGGCGCTGCGGGGACTGCCGGACCGGCTGCCGCTAGTGGGAATGGTGGCCCTGGCGGCACATCAAGTTTTGGCTCGCATGCATCGGCAACAGGTGGTGGTGGAGGCATCTGGGCAAATGCCGGTACTGGTCAAAGCCAAGCCAATAGCGGCGCAGGTGGAACAGGAAGTGGCTCTGACCCCAATGGGATATATGCCGATGGTGGCCCAGGCATGACTGGTAACGCATTCAGCGCATCTAGCGGCACATCAGGCGCTGGTGGTGGCTCTGCCTTTGGTGGCGGTGGAAAGAATCAATTTGCTGCCGGCAATGGTAGTACACCAAACACGCCAGGTGGTGGTGGAAGCGGCGCACAAGCAGTGACCACAAGTATGGCCGGTGGCGCTGGCCAAACAGGCATGGTAATTGTTGAAGAGTTCTACTGACCAAAGGGAGCAAATCCATGACCTACAACTCAACTGCTGATATGCATGACGACTTTGACTTGCATCGCAGGCTTGTCGCTTGCGCGAGTGAACAAGGCAAGGGCAATCCGGATGACGGTGCTGCGCAGCCCGACAATTGGGTTGCCTTGCACAAGTGGCCAATTGTGAACAGCCCTGGTTGGTCTGCCAAATATGACTCTGCTCGCGCGTCTGGCAATACATCGCCTGGTAGGGATGCGGCAGTCATCACTGACGACGACATCTTGGCGACGATTCAGCCGATGGCATAGTCATCATCATGTAGAATTGAAGATCGCAAAACATGCCTGGAGTCCATGGGGATTCCGGGCATTTTTGCTGCGCATTCTCTACCATTTCGGTATGAATCCGCCATTTACAGTTTCTTGGAGCCCATCCCCATCGTGCCTGGTGGTCAGAGTTCTGCTGCGAGCCTGTACAAGAGCCACTGTCGCGACACCTTTACGGCGCATGTTCTCGCTGGCCTTCCGGCGCCTCACCCCGCAGATTCATGGCCCTTCATGTAATTCATGACAGCTTCACCAGCTTGGGCGAGAGGGTCAATCGACGTCTCCATGTAACTCATGGAACAGCCTTTCTCTACTAAATCGGTATGACATATCTGAATCCGCCAAATCAGTTCTAAGCAGAAGTCGATCTTGCCCATGGTATTAGGTCTGATGCCTCACGCTCTGCTGCGAGGCTGACGTTCGCATGCCGTAGCTGCGATTCTCGTCAGCGCCCCACCCGGCTGGCAGGCCTCGAAAGTAAGCATCACGTAAGCATTAGTTATGAAAGGCATAAGAAAACCAGCTTTCACACCAGGGTTTACAGTAGATTCAGTGTTGCGGACGTAGCGCAACTGAAGGTTACGGCCCGCTCGATCCCCCAATAATTTCATGCACGCAAGCGCAACGAGCCGTTCGAGCCCCATGAATTTCATGGGGCGCGTTACGGACGGACTGTTGCGTCGCATACTTTCTCCCGAAACGGGTAAGCGAAGGATGTTCATGCGAAATATGGGACTAGCTAGGCGCTCTGCGAAGAGTAGCTCCGAAATTCCATGCGGGACATGCGCGCTACGGGTGGGCACAAGTCGATCTTGTGCAGCAGACCGAACCACCTCCTGACGTAAGGATTCATGAGAAATATGCGAGGAACTCAAAAGGTACCATGCGGGCCATGATCGATCTTTGTCAATAAAATAGTGTGATTCTTCTCATTTCCATGAGGTCGATGAGAGTTGCCTCAGGTTGGGGTGTTGTGAGTCCGACTAATAGGCGGATACCCCAATCTCTGGTTGCCTTATCGACAAGGCAGAAAATGCGAACTAGTAAATTGCTAGTCGCAAGCAAAATTACCATGGAGGTAATGAGAATGTTCGAAATCACTGGCAAGCAGGTCATGGCGTCCGGCGCTGGTCACAACTACCACCTGTTCCGTAGCTGCTACGGTAACAAGTTGGGGCAGGGTTACCATGTCTCCGTTGGTAATGACATCTACCGTACGCACCGCGTATCGGTCGAAACTGCCATCGAGCAGGGTTACTTCGCATGCCGCGTATGCTATAAGCGTGCGGGGCTGACGGTCCCGGCTGCGGCCGACCGTGTGAAGGTCCGTGACGCTAAGCGTGCGGAACGTCTTGCGCGTAAGGCTGAGATTGAGGCTGCCAAGGCTGAGAACGTTGCCGCTCGTGCGGCGACTGACGCTGCGGTCGATGTGATCAAGGCTGCGAACGTTGAGGTTGACGTCAACGCTCTGATTGCGTCCCTGATCGACATGCTAAAGCTGGAGACTCTGGCCACTACGGTCTGAGTGCGTTGCGTTTGGCCATGCTAGTCATGGTCATTCGTTGCCTACTCAGGCAGAACTACCCTACTAGGAATGAGGAATCAAATGGCAAACGTGCTCAGAGGTGTCGTAAAGGCATATCAAGACTGGGACTATCTCGACGTTGACGAGGAAGTCTCAGGTGAGCAAGTTGACGTTTCGATCTTCGCAGTCGTTGGGGAATTTGCGGGCAAGGAATTTGCCCATGATATCCCTGAGGGTTCCAAGATCGAATGGGACGCCGACTGGGAGCCTACCTACCAACTCAAGCAGTAAATCCGGTTGCGTTGCGTAATCTACATGCCTAGCATGTAGGTTGCGTTGCCCACCCGGGCAGAATTACCGACTGAAGGAGAATCAGAATGGCCATGGAGCCCAAGCCCAAGCCTGAGAAGTCGTTCAGCATTGACGGCATTGAAGTCAAGGTTGGCATGATGTTCTGGGACTATGACTTGCGCCGTTGCCAGGTGCTAGCGGAGGAGCCATACAACCCATACGATGGTGTTGTTTGGTTCCGTACCACCACTGGTATGTTTGATGGTCAGCGCCTCTGGCGTCGCCACCCATCTACTGGTAAGCCCTGCTACTGAACACTCAACAGAATGTACATGCTAGTCATGTACATTCGATTGTCCGTTCAGGACAGAAAGGATTCTCAAGCCTGATAGGCCTGAGGATTCGGTCTTGCCCTGCCAGTCCGGCAGGAGTAAGGTCAGCGCTAGCAAGGAGATTCCTTGCTAGGCATGCGATCCAGGAGGAACGCAATGACTGAAGTGAATGAGGAGATCAAGGCAACCGCAGAGTCGGATGCCCCAGTCCCCGCAACGTCCGACGGTGCGGAAGGGGCACCTGCCGACAGCACTCCCGTGGTCAAGACGCCCAAGTCTTGGGCCGACCGTATCAAGACGAGTCTTGAGAACGGACGGCAGAACGCGCGGTACATCAAGTTCAAGGAGTTCATCGCCGATGAATCCAATGGTGAAACGGTCGCTGACCTGGACACCATCGCTCTGGTGATGACCTTGATCAACGGATGGCGTGCGACTCCTGAGTACAAGGAGTGGGACGCAGAATACCGTGCGACGACTGGTGGAGGCACGACGCCCAAGGACGTCAAGCCCAAGACCAAGGAGGAAGCGCAGGCACTGGTCAAGAAGGCAGAAGAGAGTGCTGCCCGACAGGCCAAGGCCAAGGCCACTGCTGAGGCTCGCGCAGAGCGTGCGCGGCTGATGCTGGCTGAGCTGGAGCAGGAGGCTGCTGGCGAGGGTGTCGAGGCTGATGAATCCGATGAGGACATCACCGACGACACTGGCGACGCTGACGATTCCACGGATGAAGCGTTCTAGCAGACGCTAATTCCCATGGTGCGGATGGGGCCTGGTCGAACTGACCTGGCCCTATCCGGGCATGTACCTTGATCTCAACAGGTCGAAACTCCATGCACGGCATGTGTATGGAGTCCGCATGTAAGGCATGCGCTGATGATGACCAAATGTCTCAGTCAGAACATCGAACCAGGGAGAATCCCCAATGGAAAGTGAGAAACGTCCCATCACGGACAGTCAGATCAAGTATCTGACTGACCTTGCTGGCTCACGGCAGATGGAAGATGCCGACAGGCTATTCCTACTGGAGCACATGAAAGACTTCGACACCAAGTTGGCGTCAAAGTGGATTGATGCGCTCAAGATGCTGCCGCCAAGGCCCAAGCAGTTGCCGAAGCCCAAGTGGTCCGTGCCTGACGTGATCCCAGATGGTCGTTATGCGATCCTGAATCCCAGTAAGGCATGGGTATTCTTTCGCATTCTGACCAAGGAAGATCGTCAGAACGGACTGGAGTACAGGATTGTCCAAAAGATCCTTGGGGCGCCTGGTGATTTCAGGTACGTCAGAGTCACCGCAGAGGAGTGGAACCTTGCGATCACAAAGATCGCAGTGGATCCAGGCCTGTTCTCGCAGATGTTCGGCATCCAAGTCGGTGTCTGCGGGGTGTGTGGCAGTCCGCTGACGGACCCCACTTCAATCAAGTTGGGTATCGGCCCAATTTGCGCTGCGAAGTATGGGTTATTCGGCGACGATGAGGCTGACGAGGCTGACGATGAGTGAGCCGCAGAAGTTCCAGTCAATCGAACTGGACTGCCCACCTGGCATGGTGCGCCCAAATGATCTGTTCGACGCTGTCGTCAAGGATCTGGGCATCGAGCCCATATCACGTGATGTCCCATGTATGTTTGGACATTCTGAGTGGTTCTTCAGAATCGACAGACCTACATGGGAGGCTAAGTATCAGCCAACAATCAAGGAACGTGTGGAGCGCCTGTACAATTCGGGAGTGATCAGATACGGCAGCTGGTAACCATGTTTGGCCGCAGACGATAGTGCTGCGGTCATTCATGGCTATCAAGGTGATAGTCAATGGAAATGAGGAAGGGTCAAATGGGACAAGACTCGCTCAGAGTTGAGGGTTTGTCGGTGGGACGACTGTATCGCATTATCTACAGGAATCCTTTGGACAAACTACCACGGCAGATGATTGCTAAGTACATGGGTCAGGAGGATAGCGCAGACACGCTGTTCTTCAATCTGCGCCCAATTGCCGGCACCCAAGCGATCAAGATCGAATGGATACAACAGCTATGGGAGACAGACCAAATCGTCGCTGCACCAACGATCTATCGTGGCGAAACGCGAGTGTTCTGAGCAAGGATGTTTGGTCATGTTGTGATACATGGCCATTCACCCCTGTTCAGGGGAAGTTCCCATCAACCCATGGAGAATTGAGGAGAGTCAATGGAGGAACAGCAGGAACAGAATCACCAGGCTATACCTGGTGGCTCAATCGCTGCGGCTATAGCGGCCAAGACTGCCGCTGAGAAGCCCATAGATCCCAAGTGTTACTTGGACATCGAGAATGGGTTCATCAGCGTCAAGTCAAGGTACTCCGCTATGGCCAACGTCGTGTATCGACAGCAAGGTGGTCGTTGGAAGGATGACGACAACGGCAAAAGATGGCTGCTACCTCTGACGATGGAGACATGCCAGGCGCTTCGCAAGCATTGGAAGCAAGACTTGGTGATCTCCAAATCCCTCAACCAATGGGCGAGAGGTGAGAAGGTCAGACAAGAGGCTGTTGCAGCACTTCACAAGGCAGAAAGTGCAACGCTGAATGAAGTCTCGGTCACGCACCCCGCATTAGCGAAAGCCATGGATAGCAGAACTTACCAACAGGTTGGTGCTGCGTTCATTGCTCATCAAAGGTCTGTGCTCATTGCTGATGAGCCTGGCTTGGGCAAAACGCTTGAAGCTATTGCGGGAATTGTCGAGGCTGGGTGTTGGCGAGGATTGATCCTTGTCGCTGCGCCGCTCACCAGTCTACGGACTGTGTGGGAACATGAGCTGTCGAAGTGGGCTCCTGAAGCCCATGTAGTGATTGGTGTTCCCAAGAAGCACGATAATGCTGCTGCGCGCATTGACTTGCAGAACAAGTTCATTGAGCACTACGCAGAGAATCCTCTACAACCGCATATCTTGGTTGTGAATCCTGAGATGCTTCAGGCTCGCAAGCAAGACAACTTTGTCCTGTTCACAGCAGTTGAGTGGCAGGCAATTGTGGTCGATGAAAGCCATAAATACTTGGCTGGCATTGAGTCTGCACGCAAGCATACGCAGACTGGTAAAGGATTGCTTGATCTCAAGCTAGCAGAAGATGGGGTCAAGATCGCATTGTCGGGAACACCCATGCGCGGCAGGCCGTGGCACTTGTGGGGTACGTTGCACTGGTTGCGTCCCAAGCAGTACACTGCGGCATGGAGATGGTATGAACGATACTTCCTCATGACCAAGGGATGGGGCGGCAGTCAAACGATTGGTGCGCTAAACCCATGGCGACAAGAGCAATTCTACAAGTCGCTTGATGACATCATGCTTCGCAGAACAAAAGCTGAGGTCGTCAAGGAACTACCTGCCAAGCAGCACATCGACATCATGGTCGATATGACCAGTTCCCAAGAGGCCATGTACAAGTCTATGGCAGCCGATGCTGCCGCAGAGTTGCTAGGCATGGACTTTGGGGATGATGATGCTGGGAGTATCTCGGCTGTTGGTGTCCTTGCCATCATGACACGCCTCAAGCAGTTTGCGGACTGCGCATGGAGAGGCGCGAACATTGAGGGCATGGTACCTACAGCAAAGATGCATCCTTTGCATTCTGGCAAGACTGCGGTCATTGAGGATATGCTCATCGAACGTGGAATTGCTGGACCTATGGATGAGCGGGATGGCAATCACAAGATCGTTATTGCCAGCCAGTTCACCAAGGTCATCGACTCGCTGGAGGAATACCTTGATGGCATTGGAGTCGATTGCCTCAAGATTACCGGTGGCGTGAATGAGCAACAACGTGTATCGGCTACCCAACGGTTCCAGTCTGAAGGTGGACCGCGTGTAATGCTCATGAATACCAAGGCGGGTGGCGTATCGATCACGCTCGATGCGTTCTGCGATGAGCTCATCATTATCGATGAGACATGGACGCCAGACGATCAGGAGCAGTTGGAAGATCGTATCCACCGGGTGAGTCGTATTCACCAAGTGACGATCTACAGGCTGCTGACCAAGGAGTCCATCGACGAATACATTGCGGACATCATTGCTCGCAAGGATTCAATCCAGAAGCAGATTCTGGATGGTCGTCGTGGAGTCGAGAACATAGCTGCTGCGATCGTGCGGTAGAGCTCACATTGACCTCATGGAAATGGGAAGAATCAAAAAGCCAACAGTTACATGTGTCGGACAGCGTCCGATTCGTCCTGGAAAGTCGATCTTGTCTTGGAAGTAAAATCAGAGTAAGATCGACTCATGGAAATTCCACATGAAAGGAATGATGATGGACGAACGAACATGGGAGCAAAACGCTCTTGAATTCGCTGAACTGGACAAGGGTGAGGGCTGGCCATTTGCCATCCTTGTCGCTTGCTCAGTTCAACCAGGCAAAGTTGGTGGTCGTCGTTCAAATCTCGATCGAGATTTGAAGGTTGACGCAACAACATTTGCAGCTAGGGCAGAAACCAGCAATGATCGCATCCTCAGGTATTACAGGGCATGGCAGAAAGCTGCATTGAATGGCTATGTACCCAATGCTGATACGCTGAAGCCAAGTGATGTCGATAACGTCAAGTTGCCGACACTTGCTTGGTCAAAGAGTGATGCTGCGCCTGGTGAGCCTTTTGCCTACTCAGCATCCGCAGAAGCAGCGGCCACAAAGCCAACTACTGCCAAGCAGGTGCAGAAGGCACTTGATTCATTACCACCTGTTCAACGTGATCAGGTTGTGAATCATGCGCTTGGGCAAAGGGCTGCTGAAAGTCGCAAGGCCAATGCAATTATTGCTGAAGAGCAAGAATTGCGGATGATGGCTGAAGATCGCAAGATTCTTACCAATGAGGATCTTGGTATCACAGGCAGTAGTTTCCCAGAGTTCGAGGCCATGGCTGTTTACAGTCATAACATGCTGTTGATCAGGAAGCGTTCCAAGGAACTGATCAAGATCCTTAGCAACATTGCCGTTGTGAAGGATGAGAAAGCAGTTGCGTTACTTGGTGATCTTGTTGATGCGATTGCGCCTCATTTGGCGGTGAAGGACGATGCGTGAGACAATTCAGCGGCAATGGACTAGACTGGAGTATAAGCTAGCTCATAACATTGTCGACATGGTCAAAGATGCTGGTGTTGCTGGGGTGATATTCAAGCCAACGCTTGTGTTGCATGATATCATGCCCCTTGCTGTGATGATTGCAAGCAAGGAAAAGCCAGGCTATACATTGATCAATGATGATGGATGGTACGTCATCACGAATGATAAGCATCAGATATTCAAGGTGCTGTTCAATCGTCTCAAAAAGGTAGATACCGCAATCAGAAGGATTCAAGCTGAAATGCAGCCACTGGGCTACAGCATGGAGACTATGGAGGTGATGACTTCAATCAACTCTATGATCCATGCAATCTCATCATCTGAATTGGCGGAATGTATTGCGAATCTACTAGATGAATACAAAGCAATAGAAACAGTTTGGGAAACAACCAAGCGCGAAGTGAGTAACTAACCTAATCGACATTGGACAAATCGGACGCTGTCCTGCACGTGTAAACGAATAAGCATGGGGTGTATGGGGATGCCAAATCCTCATGCGCTCCATGTTGTTTTGCCCAATTGTCTACTTTGCCTATAGGCAAATAGAGCAAGCGCAGAATGTCCATGCCTACCATGGGTCCACGTCCGATTCACCCTGAATTTAGTCCGATTTCGCCCGATTTCTCCCCTTTACTAAACGCGATTGGTACGGTAGAATCAGTCTGGAAAGCATGGGAAAATCGAGGCGATTGGATAGAGACACTTGACGTACAGAATTGCTATCAACCATGGCTCGCTTGAGAATCCTTTGGATAGGGTAGCAATGCGAGCGGTGCGGAATGCAACTGACCCCTTCTGTACTGCTATGTATGGGATCAATGAAGTGACGACATACTGTATTGCGGACGGTGGACTGGAGCCTGTGCTCACGGCCATCGCCCGCAATCGTCGCATTTCATGGCTGGTCCAAGTCAACTATCACACCGATGTGGAGGAGTGAGCACGTGGAGTTCCGTACATTCGACTCAATTGAGGACGCCATGGCTGTCATGCGAGAATCCGCTCAAGCCAATGCGGATTCTATGCGTGAGTGGCAGTGGAAGATCGACTTTGGAGATTACTTCTTCAAATCTGTGCCCATGGCCCACAAGCAGATTCTGATCTTCGGCAAGGTTCTGTCCATGGCTGAATTGGACATTGAGGAGCTTGAGACGCTTCGCTCAATCAAGGCAGCCAAGAATGAGGGTCGATATTACGTCAAGGCACATTCTGTGATCGTGCCTGATGGTGAGTACGGATTCACAGGCGGATCAACCATGTACCCCATCAGTGAACGCGAGTTTGAGATTGCGCGTGAGAACAAATGGAAGCAAGGGAATTGGTTCCCACCTATGCTGACTGACATTCTCAATCGCGTGATCACCGCAGAGCAAAATGGCGGATTCGTAGTGTTGCCTGACTGATGGATAATGGATGGCAGTGCGAAGAGTTCATCCAACCAGAGCAACGATGCTTCAGGCATTGGTCGCATATATGGAAGGGTAAGTTCATCTGTAAGTTACATTACAGTAACAAGCTGTTTTGGGAGAATGGCCCAAGCAGTAACGACAACAGAAAGTGAACCCAGTGGCTACAAAGACCAAACGACACCTGAAGGTTGTCGGCAGTAGGGTCCAAATCACCAAGATCGTCGACCAGATGCCGTTTGAGTATCTGACTTGCCGAGACATGGGACACGCATGGAAGCCATACACAGTTGACCGTGAGCGTCGCATGTGGATGTCTACAATGCTATGCGGTCGATGTGGATCATTCAAGGTTCGCACGATAAGCTCACAAGGCAGATTGGTCAAGTCAAACATGCAATACGCAGATGGATACCTCATTGCGGGGTGGGGCGTGATGTCGGCAGAAGACAAGGCCAAGATGCGGCTCGCTCTGCTCACTCGACTTGCTGAAGAATATGGAAGTGCCGCAGAGGCATGACAGAGGCAGCCAAGGAAGCACACATGATACCCAAGTGCAATTGGTGTATCCTCAATGATCTCAGAGATAGGTTTGGTGTTGAGCGCGTTTCGATGGAAGCGCGCCATACCGACCACAACAGAATAACCTGGACCAATATCATGGTCGATGGTCATGTGGTGACTGTTGTTGCACAATTGTCGGAAGAATGCATCTGTAATGCGAAAGGGATTTACAACTGATGGATGGATTGAGTTCAATTTGTAGCATTTGTGGTCATGTTGAGACATGGCCAACGCGTGATCAGGCAGGCTGTGCAGCTTCATGGCACGTCTATGAAAATCATCGTGATGCATGGATTGCTGTAATTGGTAATGATCGAGAGCCAACTGACCCTGATCCACGACAGAGAATGCTGTAATGGGCGCTTTGATAATGGGGATTCTGCTGCTAGCGTTGAGCATTCTCATCGTTACCCAAATCCAGAAGCATGCTCGTTGGCACCGTGAGGAGCCAGCCGACAATGAATGGATCGCTCAACTCAAGCGTTGGAATCGTCATGGATTCAAGTGATGAATACAGGCATGAGTTGACCAAGGATCATCGTCGGATGACCGACTTCCAAATCGCTACTTCATTGCCTGAGGGCTCAGGTTTATCAGTTGCGCAATTCCATCCATATTGGGACCTTGTATTGATATGTATTGATGGACGTCCGAACTACATCGTGACAGATTCATCATATCGGCCCAATGGAAAGCCGCTCAAGGTCTATGGGCCTGTTGCCACGCGAGCAGATGCGATTACGTGGACGCGCAATACAGCAAAGTTCTGGCGAGAAACCCACCTCATGATACCTGAATGGCCTTGGGAGTGCCAATGACAGCAGAGCAATGGGCACCGCCCAAAGAGGAATATTTCACGGTGGTAACCATGTACATTCCACCAGGCAAAGACTTCACCGCCAGGGAAATGATCGTCCATACCTATGGCCGATTTGAGAGGCGCCAGCAAGCCATTGCGCAAAAGCAGCGGATATTGCGATCGCATGAGTCATATGACAATCCTGTACCTGATGGTGGCCGTCTCGTTGTAAGCGTCGTGAGGATGCTGTAATGCCGATCATCATACGTAACAGTGAGCGTGTGACATTCAAGCGATGTCAGGCAAGGTGGGTTTGGTCATTCGTTGATGGCCTTGTACCCAATGTGACCGACACCAAGCTGTGGTTCGGCGGTGGAATTCACATTGCGCTCGCTGAGTGGTATCAAAAGGGTCTCCAGCGCGGCCCACACCCCGCAAAGACATGGGCCAAATTTGTTGCTGATGAGGAAGTGTACATCAAAAGCAGCAATGGTTTGCTTGATGAAGTCAAATGGCTGGACTCTCGTGACCTCGGCATGCAAATGTTGCTCAATTATACTGATACGTATGGTGATGATCCTACATGGGATGTAATTGCGACTGAGCAGACATTCCAGGTCAAGAGCAGATTGCCGGATGGGACAGTCTTCTACATTACAGGCACATTTGACGGTGTGTATAGAGATACCGTTACCAAACAATTGTGGCTAATGGAGCATAAGACTTCAGCAGGTATTCCAGATACAGGCTTCCTTGATATGAGTGATCAAGGCAGCACATACTTCGCAGTCGCAGAGATTGTATTGCGAAATATGGGAATTATGGGCAAGTATCAGCACCTTGAAGGCATCATGTATAACTTCTTGCGTAAAGCGATGCCTGATGATAGACCCAAGAATGAGCAAGGCAAAGCGCTCAACAAGAATGGATCAGTCAGCAAGGTCCAGCCATCACCATTGTTCATGCGATATGAGGCATGGCGAAGTAAGGGCCATCGTATCAAAACCATTGAGCACATGAAGGATGAAGTTGCTCAGATGATGGCGATACGGAATGGGCAATTCAATCCTACAAAGACGCCAACAATGGATTGTCGATGGGATTGCGCATTCTATCAGATGTGTCAATTGCATGAGTCTGGTGATGATTGGGAAGACTTCAGAGATGCCATGTTTACCAAACAAGATCCTTATGCTGACCATAGAGCAGCAATGAAGGATGCTAGCGTCTGATGAGAGTAATTGGAGGTGAAAATTGTCATGTTATCGGTCACCACCATTGGATTGCGGGAAGTGGGGAATTTCAGGAACAGACTCGCCCGTGATTATGGACGCCGCAGGATTGACTGGGATGACTTCCAGTTCCTGACAGAGCACCTGATGGCCATTGAAGAGAAGCTAGTTGAGATGGCCGCGAATGACCAACGTCGCATTGATGAAGATGAAAGGGTAAGTTGATGCCAATTCCTGAGGCCATTATCACGCTTGATGCGTGGGATGAGTCAATCAATTTCCTACTAGTTGCTGAGAGCGGCTATGGCAAAACTGTCTTTGCCGGCATGGTTGATCAGCGCAAGACAGATGGACCCAAAGCGCTGTTCTTAGCAACTGAGAACGGTACCATTAGCGCCAAGCGAATGGGCAGTACGGCTGATGTTTGGCCAATCAAGTCATGGCGTGATATTCAGCTCGCATACCGATACCTCAGTATTGGTGGTGGCTGCGATGAATATCAATGGGCGTTGCTTGATAGCATCACAGAGCTACAGAAGCTGTCGATGGACAACGCACTTGCGACTGGCGTATCTGAGAATCGCAAGAATGCCGATCCAGATGTGCCTCAAATCCAAGATCATCTCAAGGTGCAGCAACAGACACTCAACATGCTCAAGCGCTTCAACGAATTGCCCATCAACTGCTTGTACACAGCATTACCACTGAGATTTGATGATGCTGACGGCAACCCGTACTACCTCCCCGCACTTGATGGTAAGCAAGGAGGAATTGCTTGGCAAGCCATGGGCTACATGCATGTCGTTGGGCATGGGATCAAGCGACGAATCAAGGACAAAGACGACAAGACAGTTGTAGTTCGACGCGTGTACTTCCAGTCAATGGGTCCATACAAGGCCAAAGATCGTTACGGCGTACTGGGCAACTTCATGGACAATCCAAAGCTATCAGACATTGAGGAGTTGATCAACAAGGACAAGGCAGCAGCAGCGGCAAATGTGCGCGCAATCGCAGCCAAGCATCAAGAATTGGCAGCCGTTGATGAAACGACTGGGGAATCACTTGAGGTCACCATTGACGATCCAGACACTGGTGGCGATCTTCCACAACAAGCTGAGGAGTTCTGATGGTCAAGGTCGTTGTAGATGCCAGCAAGGCGCCGGATGCCGGCTTCACCACATATACAGGGCCAATGCCGCCAAATGGCCTGTATAAGTGCGTACTGAAGTCAGCTTGGTGGGGCAAGAGCAAGAACGATGTTCCAATGCTAACATGTGTGTTGGAATTCAAAGCCAAGAGTGCTGAGAAGGCCAAGTATGACGGATATGCGATCTGGTTGCGAATCACCCATCAGGAATCGACATTGTGGCGCATGAAGTTGTTGTTCGCAGCGCTTGGTCAACCATCCAAGGCAAGCTTCAATGTCACAGAAAAGACCGGCCCATTCGGCAAGATCGTTTCGCATATTGGTCGTGCCCAAGTCGGCAAGGCTGAATTACTGGTCAAGACCAAGACTGAGAAGTATGAGGGAACCAACAGACTTGCCGTTGATACCATGACACCATTGCCTGGCGTGACTGTTGAAGACTTTGATGAGGGTGATGAGACTTCATTCGACGAATCCAAGACGTTGACAGATGGAATGATCGAATCTGATGATGATTTCGCCAACATAGACCCAAGCGATGACACGTGGGAACAATCTGGCGCAACTGACGATCCTCCATTCTAGGATCAGATGTGATGAAGATATACCTTCCATTTGACAATGTTGACAAGAATGTGTTGGTGTTGTCTGAACATGATCTTGGACACCAACGCAATTGTTGCCTGACGATTCTGGAGTCTCTCGCGAGTGGCAAAGGATGGACTTGGCATCCAGGCGTCAACATGTGGTATGGTAGCGAGCAATTGCTTGCCCAAATCGCGTACAAGATCAATGAAGAATGGGCCCAGCAATCCGCCATATCACTTGGTGAAGAGCGTCGCGCATTCAATGGATTGGTCAAGGTATATCATCAAATCTTGACTGACCTTGGATTTGACATTCGCACCATCATTGCGATCACTCCAGATACGCCATGGTGGTGGGGACATCAGAGGTTCCATCAGGGCGAGAAGTCCATGCTGGTGCGGCATGATCCTGAATGGTATCGTCAGTTCTTCCCCAAGATGGACAATACGCTCTGTGAGTGGTGGCCCAGATTCTCCAAAGATAAATGGGTGTACGGTCCACACATTGGCCCCACTGGGGATTGCGCAGAATATGAACTTGACGACAAACCAATACTAAGACCAGTGCGGGGGATGAGTAAGAAAGAGTTTGCCGCTCATGCAAATCGTTACCACAACCTATTGGGTAGTGGTAACAAGATGCGCATTTCAGACAATGAACCAATCATGGACTCACTTAGGGTGTTACATGATCGCTTCCATCAGAAGCGCCTCTACCAGACTCATGATCATGTATCATAAGGGATTCGTCAATGGATATTGCCATATTGGGCTGCGGTCCAGCAGGATTGCTTGCCGCGCATGCAGGTAGGTTACTCGGACATGAGGTGATGATATTCAGCAAGAAGCAACGATCGCAGATGCGTGGGGCTCAATACATGCATCATCACATACCAGGATTACCCACTGAGGCATCTGTCAAGCTCGCATATGTATTGCATGGGGAAATTGACTCATACCGTACCAAAGTGTATGGCGACAATACATATGATGATATTGCAGTTAGCCCACAACTATTCGTTGGTTTCCATGAGGCTTGGAACATCAGGCAGGCATACAATACCTTATGGAAGAAGTACAATGGCCTGATTGTCAATACCAGCATTACGCAAGACATTTTACATCGCATTGTCGGCGGATTCGACGTCTGTCTCTCAACCATCCCCGCACCTCTGCTGTGCTACCAAAACCATCAATTCCATGACGTCAAAGTCTGGATTGATAATACGTGGCATGGCCCAGATCCTGTTATGAATCATGAGTATTATGGCACGCCGCATGTAGTGCTGTGTAATGGGTTGCCATATGACAAACACCATGTACGACAGACCGGATGGTATCGTACATCACTCATCTACAGTCACGCCAACACCGAATGGATTTCCAAATCCGACGCCATTCCCACTACAGCAAAGCAAATCACAAAGCCATTGACGACGGATTGTGATTGCTGGCCAACTATCATCAGGGCTGGTAGATATGGGGAATGGCGCAAGGGTGTCCTCACCCACAATGCATTTGAGACCGCATTAGAGGCATTCAATTGAACAAAACGCATCATCGCGTTGATGATTCAATTTACCAAGATGGATTGATTGTAGCCGTTGATGTTGATGGCACACTTGGCGATCACTACACCCATCTGATCAATTTCGCTTCAATGTGGCTTGGACGCGACGTCAAATATGACCCTAGTGCGGGATGGCCTGATGGCGCGACAAAGTTTCAGTTTGCGCGTGCGCTTGGTGTAAGCAAGGCAACGTATCGCAAGATCAAATTGGCGTATCGTCAAGGAGGCATGAAGCGTTCAATGCCTGTATATGACGGCGCTGCCGAATTGACTCGTGAGATACGGCGCATGAATGTGCAGTTATGGATATGTACATCAAGGCCATATCTGAAGTTCGATGAGATTGACCCGGATACAAGGCATTGGTTGCGTATCAATCGGATTCAATATGACAGCTTGTTGTACGGTGACTTCAAATACCGCGACTTGTCCAAGCGTGTAGGTGCTGAGAATGTGGTTGTGGCGTTTGATGATTTACCAGAAATGTGCAATCAAGCAATCCATAACAAATTGGAGGTATTGCTCATAGAACGACCTCACAATGAGAACAGACCAGCAGTACCAAGCTATCCATCAGTCAGCAATTTGTACCAGGCCCAAGATCGAATCAAGGAGCTCATACGTGGACATTAGCCCCAACATCAGGCAGCCATACAAGCCAGCAGGATTCGCAAGCGATCTTGAATACATCGAGCGCGTCTTGCTACCAGAATGGTTTGATGAATTCAGAATCAAGAATGCCGACTATGGAGATGATAGCGGCAAGCTTGGTGTGATGGGTGGCTTTACAGATTTGTGGCGCAAGATTCATAAGCTCAAGCGATCAGTTTGGGATGGCCAAGAACTCCATGGCGAGCAGACAAGAGAGATTGTCATGGATATGATTGGCCACGCATTTCTGCTGGTAGTCGATCTTGATGGTTTTGATCAAGCGTTGACATACCAGAACACAAGTATTGACGAGGTCAAGCAACAGCCAACGCCGACTGATGATGTGCGTTGTGAGCGAATGGCATTCGGCACAAGATGTAATCTGGATGTAGGGCATGATGGCTTCCATGTCTACAAGAATGCCAAGCAGACGGATGGTCCAATTCAGATGGACTTGGTTGAGGACTACGATCACTCATGACGAATGTGCTTGTAATTGGCGGCACCACCAGAGGGATTGGCAGAAGTTTCGTCAAGCATAGCAAGTCGTGCAACTACAAGTTGTTCGTGCCAAATCCAGAGATATTCGACGTTCGCAGCAGCAAGAGTGTTCATCAATGGTTTGATGAACATCCGCAGATGGACTACACTCTGTACTGCGCAGGTGTCAAGATCCTTTCTTGGATCAAAGACTTGGACATTCACGCCATACGTGAATCGTTTGACGTCAATGTCATAGGATTCACCAATGTGCTGCGTGAGATCATTAGCCAACAAAGCCATGGACGCATCTGTGCTATTACAAGCAGTGCGGCAGTACATCCCATGCGTACCAGCATTGATTACTGCTCAAGCAAGGCAGCGCTTGAGATGGCCATACACGTCGCAGCACGAGAGTTGTCAGAATGGCATATCACAGGCATCAGGCCAACCGTTGTTGCGGATACTGAAATGACCCAAATGGACATTGAGACCATCAGCAAATTGCGGGGATGGACGGAGGGACAGACATTGCTAGAAATGGGAACGATGCTACACTCGGCAGACGTGGCCGATGTCGCACACTGGCTACTATTCTCATCCCCGCATTCCATGTCTGGCAGCATTCTTGATATCGGAACGGCACTAGCATGACACTTGAGAGCGTCACATTGTCAATGCCCGATGGCTGGTGGAATGAACTGCCAGAGAACCCATATGGGCCAGACTTTGGTCAAATGGCGTTGTATTGCCGAACGCCAGAGATTGTAGAGGACATAATTGAGAAGGGTCGTGAGATGGGCTATGACGATTGGGTCACAGACATAGCACGGCATCGTGGTGAAATCCTCGACACAGACCATCAGCAATTCGTCATCAAGCCAATTGTAATTGATGCCTTTATGGCATTCAATTACGATCTCATCCAAGGTGTTGAGTTTGAGTTGATGTCGTGGAGACATGTCCATGACTCGCCTCTTCATCAGCATTACTTTGAGCAAAATGGCTATGTACCTGTCATGACGTATCGTGTTGAATGCGTGTTCACAGAACAAGATCGTTTGTTCAGAGAGTTTGGCATGCGGCCTTGCTATCGGTTCACGACTGTCTCGCATGAAAATCCAAATGTGTTTGGGCGCGCAAGGTATCGTGATACGATGTATGATACGTATGATGAACTTGGCTACAATTTGCGATGCTGTGCGCGAATACCGCATGAGCCGTACTTTGTAGTGCCAAGGGGCAGTGGTGTCGAATTGAACCCACATTATTGGGGACATGAGATCAGCGACTCAGAGCTCATAGACGGCATATGGTACAGACATGGATGGGAGCCCAAGTGACATTACAAGATCGTAAAGAGTTGTTTGTCCAGTTGACAATTATGGAGGCGCTCCATTTGGCGCAACATCGAATTGAAGTTGCTGGCTTTGAGCAGAGCTTGACTGACCTAATGACCAGAATTACCAATACATTCGGCAAACAGCGAGAGCCAAAGACAACAATTCGCGTGGACCTGTACAGTATCATGGATAAATGTGAAGTGCCGCCATGGCGTCAAATGTTGGGCGTTATCAATCCCAATGAGAAAATGGGTGACTACTGATGGCCGCATATCAAGTGGTAATCAAGTTGTTGCTACGGCAGAATGACAATCACCCAATCCCTGATGACGATGGTACATTCCTTGACGATCTTGAGGATGCAATCTCAGATCATCTTGAGAATCAAGACATCGAGCTACATACTGGGCATTCGTTCACAATGGTAGTATCAGACATTGATATAGATGAAGATTCTGCATAGGCTAAAAGTTGTGAGCCGCCAAATCAGCCCTAAGAGAAGTCGATCTTAGTCAGTCCGTTAGGACTGCCATTGACTGAAATGCTCTTACGCAGCGATACAAGTACCGGCAACAAGGCTTTACGCTCGGCGCCCAGCCGGAGTCTCGCCGATCGGAACTAGTTGGGAAGTATGACGATGAGAACTGACTTTGTGAGCCTACATACGCACACGACATATAGTTATGGCGATGGCTATGGGCAGCCAGATGACTATGTTGAGCGGGCAATGGAACTTGGAATGCCCGCAATTGCATTTACAGAGCACGGCAATGTCAGTTCACATGTCAAGCTTGAGATTGCTTGCCAAGATACAGGCATCAAGCCGATGTATGGTTGTGAGTTGTACACGCGCGATGAGCCCAGCAAACACAAATTCCATCTGGGTGTATTGGCAATGGATCTGTCCGGCTATCGCAATCTACTGCGATTGGTCACAGCTTCATGGTCAAACTTCTACTACTTCCCCACGACAACGTCAAAGATGGTAGACAGGTATGGTGAGGGACTCATCTTCTTGTCTGGTTGCCTGGGCTCGGCAATGGCGTGCAAATCCATGGGCGGCAAGGACATTCCTGAGCACGACGCATTGGGAATTGAGGCAGCGCTCAAGGTCGCCAAATCTATGCAAGATCGTTTAGGTGATCGGTACTACCTTGAGTTGCAGGCATTCCCAGAGCTCAAGAAGACACACAAGTACAATCAAATGCTCATAGAGGTCAGTCATAGACTCGGCATCAAATGCGTTGTCACCCTCGACGCGCACTATCCCCGCATAGACAAGCAGCGTATGCATGCGATTGTACACGCAATTGCTCGTGGTGGCCAAGAGAAGAAAACAGTTGACCAAATTGAGAGTGAATGGGATTACAGCGTCCCAATGACGTTGTTTGGTCGACAAGATGCCGGCAAGCGATTGTTGGCTACAGGCATCGACAAGATTGAAGTTATCAAGGCACTTGATCACACTGTCGAAGTTGCTGATCGTTGTACGGTGATGCTCCCAAAAGGTAGCCCAGTCAAGTACCCATTACCATCCGGAGTCAAATCTGCTGAGGAGTTACTATGGAGCAAATTGCGGGAGGGCTGGCGATACCGCCGGTTCAAGCGTGATGATAATGAGGCATTAGAACGACTCAAGCGAGAAATGACTCTCATAGTAGACAAGGGATTCGCAGATTACTTCTTGATGATGAATGACGTCATCTCATGGGCAAAGGATAATCAAATTGTCGTCGGTCCTGGTCGTGGTAGTGCAGCAGCCTCACTGGTGTGTTATCTGTTGCGCATCACTGAAGTCAATCCCATGCAATTCAAACAGATGTACTTTGAGCGATTCCTTGACCCCAACAGATTCGACGCACCAGATATTGACCTTGACTTTGATGATGAGCGCAGAGATGAGATCAGGCGGTATTTGGTACGCAAATTCGGGAGCAAGTATGTTGGTAATATAGGCACGTACACTACCTGGCGAGGCAAGAATGCGATAGATGACATCGCCAGAGTTACCAGAGTGCCTATGTTTGAGAGCTCAAGGTTGAAGGAATTCATCATTGAGCGATCATCTGGTGACTCGCGTGCTGGCAAAACACTCATTGACTCAGTGACGCAATTTCCATTAGCAAACGACATCATTGAGCGCAATCCAAGTCTGCGTGATGCGTTTCAACTGGAGGGCATGCTCAAGGGTATGGGTGTACACGCTGCTGGTATCGTCGTTGCGGCAGAGCCATTGACTGATACCGTCGCATTGTACAGTCGTGAATTATCGGCGCAGAGCTCTGGTGGAGCTAAGCGCAAGGTCAGTGTGCTGAGTGTCGATAAGGATGACATCAAACACTTAGGAATGCTCAAGCTAGATATGCTTGGTCTGGCAACTCTGGGAATGATCAAGCATTGCCTCAAGATGACAGACATGTCTCTCAACGATTTGTACGCGATTGATATACATGATGAACGTGTAATTGATGCGTTCAGACGCGGCGATGTACGCGGCATCTTCCAGTATGAGGGACGCACTACTCGCATGGTCAACTCGCAACTCAAGCCTGACACATTCCAGGAATTGGTTGACGTCAATGCGTTATCTCGACCAGGCCCATTCCACTCAGGCTCAACGCTCGACTACATCAACCAGAAGTGGGGTAAGTGGGAACGATCTGATGATCGCAATGCGTGGACTTATAATGAAGCAGTTGAGCGCATCTGTGGCTATACCAAATTCCAGATCATCTACCAGGAGCAATTGCTGGCAATTTGTAGGGAAATTGGTGGCTTCAGTTGGGCTGATACTGCCAAGGTAAGGCACATCATTGCATGGAAATATGGCGATGCGGCATTCAATGCGTACAAAGGCCAATTTGTTGAAGGCGCAATGAGCAATGGGATGGATCCAAAGCTGGCAGAAACGATCTTCAACAGAATGACTACAGCCGGTAACTATGCATTCAACCTTGCGCATTCAGTCAGCTATAGCATGCTTGGTCAATGGGCGATGTGGTTCAAGCAATACCATCCTGACGTGTTCTACGCAGCCACACTCCGCAAGACCGCCTCAGACAAATGGGCTGCGCTAATGCGAGACGCCATGGACCCCAAATACTTCAGCAAGCGTGGTGTTGATGGATTACACGACGATGGAAAGCCAGTAACCATTGGGAATGTCGACATTGATCTGTCTGATGTGACTTGGGGTCGTGATGAAACTGGCCATCGACTCATACCAGGCTTCAGTCAGATACCAGGCATAGGTATCAAGCTAGCCAAGCAAATCTGCGCAGAGCGTACAATCGCATGGGGCGATGGCGATGAATGGTCAATTAGAGATGTAGCCGCAGTGCGAGGCATTGGGCCAAAGAAGCTTGAGCTCATTGAGGGTTGGGCAAACGCCAAAGATCCTTTCAACGTCAATCGCCTACATGGCTTGCTTGAGGAAGTGCGGGGACTGCTGAGGAACGGGCAGTTGATTGACGTACATGGGACAATGTTGCCTTCAGCAACGCACAGAGCAGAAGAATTGCCATTCGATCTTGGCGTACAATTCATTGACGGCTCTGGGAATGCGACGTGGGGACAAGATCGCGGAATGCCTGTTGTGTGGATTGGTCGCGTACATGGACGCAACTTGCGTGATCTGTTTGAGGAGCATCGTACAAGAGAAGGTGAGGAATTAGACCCAACAACAATACGTGACCCTGACAAGAAGCATTCAATGATGCTGTATGCGTATGATGACACAGATGAGGTCAATGTGCGCATCAATCGCTACAAATTCAGCGGCTTCAAGGATTTGCTCATGAAAGTCAGGCTTGACTATGACTTGCTTGTAGTCAGGGGATACAAGAACAGATCATTTGGTCGCAAGATCGAAGTTGACGATATGTGGGTGATTGATCCTGAGTGAGATGCCGATGTGTGAGTGTGATTGGGTACCGTTCCATCATGGAGACCCGTGCAAGAATCTGGCTGCCGATCACAGTCCAGTAGTTGTATCACCTGCGTTGTGCATGCCTTGCTTGTATGTATGCACAAAAGAACAAGAAGATGCAGATGATGCCGAATGGGAAGAAATGGAGGGCAGATGAAGTTTAGAATCACTGTACGCGGTGACGAATGTGAGCTGCGTGGCTACATTGTTGTTGGTGATGACACTGCAGGACTTGATAAACTCGCCGAAGCAGTGAAGCCATTTGGGATTGTAATTGCTAGTCTTGCCAAGGATGACTATAATCCATTCACGCCGGAATTTGGAAAGGGTGATGGCTGACTCCGGCGTCTCCCCGCAAGTCCATTGTCTGTACTCAAAAGATGGGAGGTGCTTGGATGGGAAATGCCCAAGCAACGCAGAGCGCATCTGCGTGAAGTACGCAGCATATGATGCTCAGGTTATGGATGAACTTGAGCGTCAAGGCGCATTTGGTAAAGGCATCATTTCAAAAGAACAATTGCTAGAGGATTTGGGGTGGTCGCATTTGTATGAAAGACATACATGGCGTGATTGGGTGAATTGGCGCATGGCGTCAGTGGTGGTGACACTCGTTATCATCATTCTGCTATTGACAGGAGTGCTGCACTAATGCCAATCAATAGACCAGACGATGGCGATCTTGACGATGGCCCCAAGCTTCGCAGTGCGGTGACGCATGAGAGCAATTGGGAACCAGGAGATCCATGTCACGTATGTGGATCAACGCAAACCTGGTGGACTGTTGATGATGGTGCGTGTTGTGGGAATTGTGGAGCGACTGATGCCGATGAATGAAGTCATACCTGGACCGCCAACAATTGCGGACATTGAGCACGCAATAGATGCGCTTGGATATGGTACACCGGAATACCATGAAGCGCTTGCATTCTATTGTATGACTTTGGCACGCGCTCAATGGCGCAGAGCAGATATGGCAAGGAGGATTGAGAAAGCAAGATCGACTCGCACAACTCACAAGCAGAAAGGTACAGATGCCGAATGAGCTATGTCGCACAACTGTTACCAGATGAGGCGCAGGCAAAGGTATTGAATCAGGCCATGATTGATTGGTTGCGCATACATACCAATGATGAAGTGACGCCTGAGGAAGACATGGTAGCAATGCACTCGCTGTATGCCAAGTTCACCAATGACTGGCACCAACACAACATGAGGGAACGCGGATGAATCCTGACGATGAAATGAAGGTTGCGCCCAGAATGGAAGAATGGCGCAAAGATGAGGGTCAATGGTCTCGCAAACCACACCAATTTGACGACAATCCGTTGTTGCGCGATTTTGCATTCAATCGCGACAGCCACAATTATGCCGCAAATGGTGCCAAGATCGTTTCGCCATCGGCACAAAGTCAGAATCAGGTTGGCGTCGATGGGATTCAGGTCAGACTTATCCAAGGCTTGCCTCCAGAGCGCGAAGTTGCGCGCGTGATATGGAAGGGCAGGGCAGCAACGCGGGGGTTGGCGATAGGGCCAGACTCTGACGCGTTGATGGAGGATGAGATTGGCAACGACCCAGAGACTTGGCGCGAAATGTTCAAGGGCGGATTGCAAACCGCAATGGAGGCATTTGTCCTTGTCTTTGAAGTGAGCGGTGTAAGTCGCACAGCGACGCATCAAATGGTGCGGTCACGGCGCGCAGGCTTCCATCAACAATCACAACGCGCTGGCGCATATGTAACTGATGATGGCAGAGGCGCCAATGTGCGAGTGCCTGAGTCTGTGTGGGATGTCATGAGTCGCAATCCTGATCTTGAAGATGCCTGGAATGCTGCGATTGCGCACGCACGACGGGCATATCGACTCGCATGCGACGCAGATGTATCGTATCAGGACGCAAGATTCATACTGCCAGAAGGTACAACCAACTACATCATCTGCGAATACTCGCTGCGTGAATTCCTTGCGGTATATGCGTATCGCGCATGCTCAATGTTCCAATGGGAAATCTGCCATGTAGTGCGAGCGATGGGCAACAGATTGATTGAGCAATCGCCATGGCTCGTTGGTACCGGCGCACAACCCAAGATCTCATGCGAATTGACCGCGCCGCAAACCAGGTCTGTCGTGCTTGGTGATAGCGACAATGAGGTCGGCATTGAGCACTTTGAGCACGCTTGCACATTCCAGGGCTGGGAGAAAGTCGAAGGGCAATGTAGTCTCCCATGGGCCCATGAGGTCAATCGCACATTCAGGCCACACAAGAGCATCTGATTGTTATGGCGTTCGCAATACCAAGAGAGCAATGGAGTAATCCGCCATATGGTGAATGCTTCTATTGTGAACCAAATCATGGACCATGCCAATCAAGTCACGATGTAGACTTTGAGGTAGACTTTGATTGTTTGGTTGATGGTGAAAGATGGGTTGAGACAGTAACACTTTGTCATTGCTGCTTAGCATATGAATTGATAGTATCGCCAGAAGCTATAACAGGATACCGCAGACTAAGATGACTAGTTGATGGAGCAATGGTGTCAGAGCAACGCAAGATCGACTGGACGAACCTTGATATAGATGAGGATTGGTTTGACATACGCTCAAATGCTCTGACACCAGAGCTCATACTTGAACTGGCCCGACATCGCGGCCTACCTCCCACCCGCATATTGCCAGCAGTGAATGGTGGTATTGGTTGGGATGCTGATACCAAATCATGGGTGTTACCATTGCGTAATATCCACGGTACAATTCATATGGCTAAACTGTGGAGACCATCAGGCGGCAAATGGATACATGCGGGGCGTGGGTCCGCGATGCGTCGGCAGAAAGATGGTCCTGTTGGTCGCATATTCGATCTTGGTTGGGTAACGCATAGAGTCTTTGAAGATGAGTCATGGAATACAAGCATGGGCGGTGGCTACCTTTGGGTTACTGCTGGTGAATGGGATTGTGTGATGCTGCGATGCTTTGGTTGGCTCGCAACTACATCTGTACTTGGTGAAACATCAAAGCCGCAGACCTCAATGCTATTGCGAGAGTTTGGCGGGGAGGAAGGTGCTGCTGCTCTGTTTGAACGATTGAAGGGCATCGCAGTCTGCTTTGATGTAGATGGGGCAGGCCATGTTGGTGCTGTGCAATTTGTAGATGCCTTCACCAAATTGATTGATTCGATTGGAGTTCAATTACCAGTCAAGCCGATTGATCTGCGTGAATTGCCTGGATGGGACCAAAGTGGCAAGCCATCAGGCTGGGACATTTCTGATCTGATTCGATGGTCGCGCAAAACCAAGGTCAAGATCGGCGATGCACTGCGATCGCTTGCTATCAATGGTGGAAGTGGCGTTGATGTAGCGCGTGAAATGTTTGACATTGATGATAGCGTATCATCAGCGGTCAATGTAGATGATGTAGTGCGACCAGCAATGCATATGATTGAGCTTGATGACATCATAGCATTCGGCATCTCATATGCAACCAACAAGACGCAATCGCGTGGTCAAGGCGCATACCATGCCGGTTTGATTGCTCGCAAGAAGGGCTGGTTGTTCAAGGAGTTTGTGGCTGTTGAAGGCCATCTCAAGTTTGTAGCTGCTTGTGTTGCTACGTTTGGTGAAAATGGACCGAATGGAACTGGGCCATTCACCATTGATGAGGCATACTTACATTTCTCACGCGGGTTTGCGAATGCGTCATCTGCTCAGAATGACCTCATGAACGATACGGCAAACGCGCATAGGTTTGCCCATACCTTCTCATTCCTCAAGTATGTACCTGAGACTAAGGCTTGGCGTTATTGGGATGGCGTCAGATGGTCTAATGGCGATGCTCAAGCGGTTGATCATGCGATGCGATTGCCTGACTACATTGACGAAGAGGCAGCACAAATGTATTCAGACAATGAGACGTTAGCCAAATCCTTATACAAATGGGCCAGACGTTCGCGTTCAATGGCGAGTGTCTTCAATACCCTGCGGGGTGCGCGTGAGTCTACGCTATGTCGTTTGACGAGCGAACTTGGCGAGCAATGGGACAACAATACATTGCATGTAGGTACACCACGCGGCGTCTTTGACCTGATGTCTGGTGAATTGCTAGTCGGCATTGCTGCGCGCGACATGTATTGCTCTATGAGCACTCGCGGTAACATCATGCGCGACAATGCTGAAGGTGTAGCTCGTTGGGGCGACATGTGGGAGAATGGACGGAAGTTCTGGAGCAGTTTACTTGAGCAATGGCAAGTCAAGGCCCCAGATAGCGCAAATGTCATTACAATGCTGCAACAAATGGGTGGTATGTGTTTGCGCGGCCAATTAGATGAGCGACTGTTCATTCTCAAAGGTAGTGGGCGATCAGGTAAGTCAACAATGCTAGATGGCATACAAGAAGCACTTGGTGAATATGCATATGAGGCAGCCGGTGATGTCTTTGTCAAAGACAGGAAGTCTGCGGGTGGGTCGATGCGGCCGGCAGTAATGGCTCAAATGAATTACAAGCGGATGATCAAAGTGACTGAGGTCGGCGGCAAGCAACTTGACGTTGATGTGCTCAAGCAAATGACAGGTGAGTCATTGTTCACAGGTAAGTTGTTGTATGTAAACCCTGGTGTATCTGTCAACCATGGGACGTACTTCATGATGACCAACCACGACATCGACTTACGCGGAGATCAATCAGAGGCATTGCGTGGTCGCTTGCTCATTGTGCCATTTGAGACTTCATTCATAGACATATCTCGCATGGGCGAAGATTCCTACAGTTCTGGTATTGCTGACGGATCTGTCCGTGAGCAGCTTGACATCATCAAGTCTCGCGTGCGTGGTCGTGCTGGTTGGGAAGTAATGCATGACGTCATTCTCACATGGATGTATGAAGGCTTTTGTGGTTTGCGGGATAATGGCTGGCGCCTTGCCGTTGCTGAGTCGATTCATCATACTACGACTGATATGTGGGAAACAACAGATGTACTAGGCTTGTATTGGACAGAAAGTGGTTATTGGGAACGCGCAGCTGCGGGTGAGGCCGGAACAATCGTCAGGTCTGCCTGGCTTGCCAATAGCGTGTACTCATGGGCTGAAGTGTGGAGCCCAGATCTGCTTGATAAGATTGGCGGTGATAATGCCACAGAGCGTGAGAAAACCCAAGCGTTGGGCAATTTGCTGAGAACTGCTGGTGCAAGAGGATATGAGAAGACTAAGAAGAAACAATGTCTTGGCAGTAGAGGTGTTCAAGAGAATTGTTGGAGAGTTCCATGGAATTATGTAGGTCCGGATGTACGAGCTTGATGTGTAGCTTGACTGTGCTTGAACTGCCTGGTTGGCATGCTAAAACACGCAAGATCCGTTTCGCCCGATTCGAGAGGTAGAGGCGGAAACGTCCATAGAATTGGCGGAAAAGACATATATTCCTGGAGAAAACGAAGATACCAGGCCTGTTTGGAATTCATGAAAGCGCTGCTATAGATACGTAAGATACGTGCCTCTTACCCGTTAGTAGAGTTACTCTATGAGTAGTTGGGAAGATGACAGTTGGAAGATCGTTTAGGAAAATAATCCTTCAGAGAAGTAGGATAGAGGTATCTTACGTATCTTTCAATTTGAAAAGCATGCGATTCAACGTATCTTGCCTGGTATCTTCCGGTATCTGACGTATCTTCGCCAAAGGAGCATGTTCATGCGAGCCAATATCTTTGCTATTGACCCTGGTACAACTACTGGTTGGGCCTATGTCAAAGATGCCGACCCGTCGATCATCCCCGCAGGATACTGCGATCTTGAGATTGCGGTCGGTCAAATGTCTGGTGAGGAATATCAACAATCATATGACCTATCTCGCTTGATAGATCGCTGTTGGCCTTGTGCTATCATCATTGAAGACTTCATCCCAAGGCAGATCAACAAAGAGCGTTGGTTCCTATCGCCAGTACGAGTCACCAATCAATTGACAATGCTGCTATGGTTGAAGAATCGTCAATGGATGTTGCAACAACCAGCATTGGCAAAGACAACTGTGCCTGATAGTCAACTCAAAGGCGCGATGCTGTATAATATTGCGCAACCGCATGCCAACGACGCAACTCGACATGCGCTAACATTCATGCGGCGCATAGCTGCTAAGGGCAAGACTGGTCAACTGCTATATGAGGCATTGCTTGAACCCATTGGACTCAACACAATGACTCCCAATGTGTCTGAATAACCTGACGAAAAGTGACTGAAATTGACACTAGACCCAACCAGTGTCACGCGAGTATCCTACGTACCAAATGACGAGCAGCGAAGTTGCCCCAATGGCCCCAAGCAAAGCGCTTGGGACGAACACTTATGGCTGCTTGGATCCAATTGAGATCACTGGGCTTGATGCCCTGCTTGATGACATCCGGCGCACATACGCGCACGTCATGTGGCTTGAGCACTACATCGCAGAATACCTTGGGCCGCATGACCCATTCTCGCTGATTGACCTAGACATGCAGGCAGAGCGAGAGCGCATGCGAGTCGGCAAGCCAACTGTCGTTGGCTCTGTCAAATGGCAACTTGAGATGCAACGTCGCAAGCAGATCAACACAAAGCATCAGCGACTCGGCACTCACCCCGCAATTGCGCAACTCATGAATGAGCGCAGACATCTAGCAGATGTCTCATACAAGGCGATGATTCTGGGCATCAAGCTTGATAGCATTGACTATTCTCGCAAGCAAGCAGACTTGATCATTACCGCAATGGGCAAGTTCGCAATCACACAAGGACTCAAACCAACTGACCCACTTATCGCGCAGGCAATCGTCGATGCGCTTGAAGCTGTCCTCGCTGAACAAAGAGAGAGCGGAGAATGACCATGACCGACGAGACCAAGCCAGCCGACACAACGACAGAGCAAGCAAAGCCAGCCAAGCCAGACAACCCACTGCTGCAAGACAACCCAAAGACGCCATGGGATGTCGTCAACGAGATTGACTGGGGCGACCGCATCGACGACCTCAAGGCAAGCGCTGGTGAGCAGCCCGCGTCTGTGCCGCCTGCCGAGCCGTCACCGTCAAGTACGCCAAGTACGCCAAGCACACCAAGCGACACAAGTACAAGCGCAGACAAGCCAGCATCCACAAGCACATCAAGCACAACGAGCACCAAGGCAACGCCGGCAAGTTGAGCTTTGAGCCATGACCAAGACGGTCGTCAGTCATGACCCGCTTGCTGCCTTCAGGCAAGCGTCATTTGCTGCCCGCAAGCAAGCGGTCGTTGATGATCCTGTTGGTTGGGCCCGACTCACATTGCCGCACATCACCTTCTGGTCCAAGCAAGTTGAGATCATGGAGGCTGTTGATAAGCATGCGCGCGTTGCGGTTCGTGCGTGCCACGACTCAAGCAAGTCATTCACGGCAAGCGTGATCGCGAGTCGCTGGATTGATAAGCATCCTGCTGGACAAGCCAGAGTCATTACCACTGCGCCGACGAATACTCAAGTGCGCGGCATTCTTTGGGTTGAGATCAATCAACTCCATGAGCGAGCGAAGTTGCCCGGTCGCGTCAATCAGACCGAATGGTGGATTGGCTCATACCTAGCAGGCATCGGGCGCAAACCTGCCGACTACAACCCTGCTGCGTTCCAGGGCTTGCACGCAAGATATCCACTTATCATTGTGGATGAGGCAAGCGGCGTGCCGAGATCCATCATGGAAGCGATTGAGACACTCGCGACAAACGTCAACGCCAAGATCCTTTTGATCGGCAACCCTGACGATCCGACGTCATTATTCGCAGAGATACATGCTGATCCTGACAAGTTTGGTTATCACACGATCAAGATCAGCGCGTGGGATACGCCAAACTTCACAAATGAAGAGGTCAGCCAAGAGCTACATGAGGTCTTACTGAGCAAGCAATGGGTTGAGCAACGGCGCAAAGCATGGGGCGTTGATCACCCGTTCTGGCTCAGCAAGGTTGAGGCCGAGTTCCCATCCATTGACGTCAATTCGATCATCAAGATACACGATGTTATCGCAGCGAGAGTGCCATTCGCTGAGCGCCCAGAGACGCCCAGCGACATCGGCGCAACTGGCACCTCATCCCATGCAGACCAGGGCTCATGGGACGAGCCAATGTCAGTTGTATGTGGCGTCGATGTTGCTGGGTCTGAGGATGGCGATGAGACCGTTATCCGACTCGCCCACACCTCCCCGCAGACGAGTGCAGTAAAGCCATTGACTGAATGGAGAATCAGGACAGCAGACCCTGAATTGCTTGCCAATTTCATAGTCAATTGCATAACGCTAGCAAAGACATCAACACCAATGCGAGTTATCATAGACTCCATTGGTGTTGGCTTTGGTATTATCGGCTCAGTCAGAGCGCATGCCAAATTGCCGAATGGCGTGGCGATTGAAGGCTTCAATGGCGCACAATCACCAGACGACAAAGAGCAATACGGCAATGCGCGCGCAGAGTTGTGGTGGGGCGCACGCTTGCTCTTCCAGAATGGCAAGATCGACACCTCTGATGCAGACAACCTTGAGGAACTTGAAGCGCAATTGGTCGAGCCCAGGTACAAGATCGTCAAGGGCAAGATATATGTCGAATCAAAGGACGAGATCAACAAGCGCTTGGGTCGATCACCAGACAATGCCGATGCATTCATGTACGCGTTGTATTCAACGTTGAGCAGTGGAATCATCAAGATCGCTTCGCCACCAATGCAACCAATTGCTCAACAGAACCAAGCGCACTTCACTCAGCGTACAAGTCAAGCAAGTCGTGCTGCGAGATTGCCCATGCGGAGGTCAGCATAATGACCGACATCACCGACATGACCAACCAAATGCGAGCAAGCGCATTGCTCACAAGGGACGTCGACATCTTCCCAGCAAAAGCCACATGGTTGGGCGAGAGCGTCGGCAAGGCGCGAGTCAGATTGACGCGCGACAATGTCCTCAAGATATGGGTTGAGACGACGACATTTCCACATCGGGCCACATTAGTGGTGAGTACATACATTGACCGTGTATTGACCAATACTGTGGGCGACAACTCAATCATACGGCGCAAGCAAGTGCTAGCAGTTCAGGCCTACAACGATACCATCTACAGCGTTACGCCATCACCAGGTTGTGGCTGTGGATCAGTGCTCAAGTCGCTGTCAATGAGCGACATTGCGGGGACAATTTCCCAGCCACTACCTCCAGCCCCGCAAAGAGTGTATGATGATATGCAGGCAGTATTGGCTAATCATTGGCCTGGTGTGCGGGTGAGTGAGCGATGAGCAATGCTGTCTGCATGGCAATGGTTCATAGCAATCAGCCTTGGAGGATTCGGCCTTGGTCTAGGTTTGGTCCTTGGCGCATTCGTCGCAAGAGGTTTGCGTGGCTACATGACCAATCAACACATGCAGCCGTACTACAAGCGTGAGGAAGATGACGATGACGATGATGACTACAGAGGCCATCATAGGCATAGGCACCATTGAGTAATGGTTGAATTGCTAACATGCCGACATTACCCGATGTACTCACCACGTCGAATCCTGGCACGGCCACGCTTGTGGTATGGTTGTTCATCAATGCGTTCGCAGTCGCAAGAATCGCAAGACTCATCGCAATTGATACGATCACTTCTCGACCAAGGCATTTCATCCAACGAAGGTTTGAAGGTTCCTTGGTGGAATTGGTTACTTGTGTTTGGTGCCTTAGCGTTTGGTTTGCATTGGCGGCTGCGGTACTCACGATTAGTGCGACAACGCGGGGATGGTGGTTACTTGTGGCCTCAGTACTTGCAATCGCACAATTGGCGGGAATGATCAATGAGGTGGCATAAATGAGGCATGGCCCAGACGAGCACGAGCAACCAAGGCATGACGATGACGAGCAAGATCGTCAGCGCAAGAATGATATGTTTGTAGACACTGGAGATTCTGACCTTGAGCGTCCACCAGAATTGCCGGACTTGCCGGACAACCCGGACAAGATCGACATGCCAGAGGACAACGCCTGATGGCTTACTCACCTGACTCGATCATGGGCGTCTTCAACACGGTGAAGGACGCAATACCTGAAGCATTGTTGGGTGGTATCTATGGGAATAAGCCTGGATACCACAATTGCCGCAACCAATTGCCAAGCAGCGACTATTCTGTGCAGAAGCCGGATGATCAAGTTGGCGATGGTGAAGCGGCAAGTGCGCTTGACATTACCATGCATACGCCATCAAACATGAAGAGGGTCACGCAGCGACTGATTGATGCCACAAAGGCTGGCGATCCTCGCTTGCTTGGTTTGCGTGAATTCTTTGGTACCGTTGATGGTTACAATGTCACTGGTATGGACGTGCGTGGTGGGTACTACGTCACATCTGACGATTCGCATTTGTGGCATGTACATTTGTCATTCTATCGCAAGTACGCGACCAACAACAATGCTTGCCAAGACATTGCCGCAGTTTGCACTGGTACGTCTGGCGGCACTTCGCCCACACCACCCGCAGGAGAAGATGACGTCATGGATTACAACACATCAACGTGCAATGACGATCAGAGCATCAACACCACGTTCAAGACGCTCAAGACCGGGCAAGGCGCAAACAATGCCGGATGGTACATCTCAGGACCGGCAAAGTTCATTGCTCAAGCATTGATCAATGCCGACGGACTCAACCCAGGTGAGCCGTTGCTGGTGCGCTTCTACAGTCAAGACCACAAGGATGGCCAAGACCCAAAGCGCGTATGGACATGGCAGACGCAAGAGATTGTCGGCACAACCGTTGATACCAATGGGATTGCCGTGCTGGTCGGTCAAATCGCTGGTGCAGCAAGCGGCTGGGAACGACAGTTGCGCATTGAGGCGCGAGTCGAGAATGGCACCGCCAGAATCAAGCAGATGACCATTGCATCATTGTCTCAGTAAGGCATCAAACCATGGCGCTTCTGAGAGTCAAACCAAGACGTGACATTATGCCATCGTCAAATGGCAATGGCCGTGCGTGGGGTACTGCGCATGATGGCAAGCGGCAACAACGCGCATTGCTGGCAAGTGCAACACAACTCATGTCACCTGAGGGATTGAATCGACCAGAAGCAAAGCGCCTCAACAAATTGCGTCAGCCTTGGCAAGAAGATGCTTGGGCATATCGAGATGCGATTGGTGAATTGCGATATGCGACAACATTCTTGGGCAACTCTTGCCGCAAGATTATGCTTGTCCCATCTGCATATGTGGAGGGTGAGCTCGATCCACTGCCATTGTCTGAGATTCCCGATTGTCCAGACAATGTCAAAGCAGCTGCGAATGACGCATTGCGTCGCTTGAGTTCTGGCGGCCCATTGGCATTGTCTGGGCTACAACGCGATGTCGCTGAGAACTTTGAGGTTGCTGGCGAGTGCTTCCTTGTTGGCTGGCCGCCTATGACGATGCTACCTGGTAGTGACAATGCTGATGAGGTATGGGAGATCAGGTCAGTCAGCGAGATTGTTGGCAACAACAATGGCGATCTTGAGCTGAAGATTGACGGTGGTTCGGCAGAGCCAATCCCCAATGGGGTATTCGTCCAGCGCTTGTGGTATCCGCATCCACGACGCAAGTCAATTGCCGATAGTCCATTTGCCGCAATGCTCGACATCTGCGAGGAATTGCTCATTCTTAGCAGGGACATTCGGGCATCAGGGCGCTCGCGATTGGCCAATAGCGGCCTGCTACTTCTGCCCGATAAGCTCACGGTCGTCAAGTCAAGCACCCAGGATGATGCCAACGATAGTGAGCAAGATGAGTTCATGTCTGAGCTCATTGCTGCGGGAATGGCAGCGATTCAAGATGAGGGAAGCGCAAGCGCGATCTTCCCCATTTTGATTCGTGGACCACAAGATGCTTTGGCCGCTGTTCGGCAAGTACAAATTGCACGACCAGAAGCGCAGAAGACACAAGATCGTTTAGAGTTGTTGACTCGCATGGCGACGACACTCGACCTCCCCGCAGAAGTCTTGACGGGCAAGGGTGATCTCAATCACTGGACTGCTTGGTCTGTCAGTGAGGACACCTTCAATGACCACATCGAACCATTGGTGATGGTCATTGATGATGCGCTTACTGCCGGATACATGAGACTTGCGCTCAGAAGCACGCCAGGATTAGCGCCTGAATGGGTCAGCCGCGTTGTGCTTTGGCATGATGCGACAAGACTTGTGCGACACCCAGACCGTAGTCAAGATGCCCTTCAAGCATATGACCGTTTTGCATTGAGCGATGCGGCATTGCGTGATACCATGGGCTTCAGCGATACAGATGCGCCTGGTGAAGTTGAGCTGCTCTCGCGCGTTGTCCTCAAGCAGAGCAGACTTGACCCAACGATTGTTGCGCAAATCATCAAGCGCATGGACAGTACAATTGACATCTCACAGGTCAAGCCAGACGCCCAGCAAAAGGCTGATGAATCTGGCGTAGATGAGCCGCCTGGTACCGCACCGCCAGGTGGAGACGCGACATCCATTGGGCCGATGGAGAGCGCGCCCCAAGGTGGCCAGCCCAAGCAAAGCCCTCCTACGGCACAACCGCCTGGGCTGGCCGCTGCGGTCAAGAAGATTGGCCCAACAGAGGCAAGCATTCGCAAAGGTAATCAGCAATTAGCCAAGATCGAACGTGAGCTGAGTGATAAGCTCAGCACATCGACGAATGCGGCAATGTCTCGCGCGCTAGAGAAGGCAGGTGCGAGAATCCGCACGACGGTAGGCAGGACGGCAGCAGGTCGTGCGTGGTGCGCAAGTCACAGTAATACCCAGCTATGTATGTTGATTAGCAATAGTATGATTGCCGCTGCAGGCTTAGATGAGAGCACGTTGCTCAATGATGCGTGGGAGCAATTGAGCAAGGAATACGCAAGCTATCTTGAGTATGCTGACAAGAAGACGATAACAAGCATAGCCAATATGCTCAGACAAGACCCAGAGAACTTTCAGCAACTTGCTGGCAAATTGTCGCAATATGCTGACACAGGTTGGAATTACTTACAGCACCAATTGCAGAGATCTGGAATGGAATACCTCTCAAGTCCAGCGTCGGCAATTGAGCAAGATGAGACAAAAGAGATTGTTACCACAAGACTCGTATCGCCAAATCTGATCAAGAATACACTTGCGCGCGTTGGTGGTCAACTACAGCACAGCCTTGACGCAATCAAGTCTGACCCGACAGTGAGTGTAACGGTCCAGCCTGGTCTTACCACAGGCCCCGCAGTCGGCGAAACACTTGATAGTGGTGGACTTGAGATCGGCAGCTATACATGGGTTCACGGCTTCACGCCAAATCCATTTGAGCCGCATGAAGCTCTCGATGGGACAGAGTTCTCATCATGGACGGATGAGGTATTGGTCAATCAGGATGAATGGCCAGACGTTGAATTCTTTGCGCCTGGCGATCATGATGGTTGCTCGTGCGACTTTACCACCAATTGGGGCCAACCAGAATCGGCATGATGGCAATGGATGATGAAGATCGAGACAAGAGAATTCATGAGCTAATCAGCAGCAGCATACCAGATGGGTATACATATCGCGTTTGTGAAATAACTATGGATGAATTCTTGGCCAATCCATATGGATGCCCATTTATAATGGAAGTTTATCCAATTGGTTATGATCCTGACACCCCAAATGTCTACCACGTCGAGCGAGGACAGCCATGAAGACAAAGCAATTTGGTGCAATCAGGCCACACTCAACCGGCACTGATGATGCTGGTAGTTGGGATGCGTCGGCTGCGACGGCTGGGGTGAATGCCAATGAGAGCGACTTGCGTGGTCTCCATGCATATCAGGATCCAGAGGGTGATCCTGACGCAAAGGGCAGCTACAGCTTCCCACACCACAATGTGGGCGCAGATGGTACACCAGGCGCTGCCAATACTGCCGCTTGCTCATCTGGAATTGCCGCACTCAATGGTGGTCGCGGCGGGCACAGCCTGAGTACAGACGACAAGGTTGGTGTACATGACCATCTTGCCAAGCATCTTGATGATGCCGGCAAGGATGTACCTGATCTCAAGGGTGCGGGCGCTGGCGATGCGAATGCCTCAATTGATGCTGAGACATTTGAGCTTGCGCCTGACGGTAGTGGCGAAGTTGTGCCGGAGCAAGACAACTCGTTCAGCATGCCTGTAATGGTCATTGAGGGCGCATGGACTGGCGATGGCCGATACATTGTTCCTGGCGCATTGACGTGGCGCGATCTTCCGCTGCCTGCAATGGCGCTGACAAAGACAACAATGGGCCATGATGATGCCGATCTGGTCGGCAGAATCGACAGCATGGACAGACGTGGCGCGACGGAAGATGACTTCAACTCACGTCTCGGCCAGCCATATGATGATGGTACAAACATCATCTTCGCCAACGGTACATTCGATACCGATGAGCTTGCGGCCAGCATCAAGCACAAGGTCGGTGAGCAATTCCTGCGTGGCGTGAGCGTTGATATCGGTGACACCATCAGCGAGTTGGTTTACCTTGATATCAATGGGGATGAGTGCCCTGAGTCTGAGTCAGATGACGATGACGATTGGTTCTGGGACTTGTTGTTCGGCTTCAGCGCCGCCACATCCACCCCGCAACCAGGTGAGCCATACAGCATTGGCGAGAAGATCACAAGTGGTCGCATCATGGGCGCAACAATGTGTCCATTCCAGGCATTTGAAGGCGCATATGTCGTCATTGGTGATTCTGCGATGGTAGCAAGCGCAGATAGGTTGCCACCAGCTGACGATGAGGAAAAGATCTTCATGCCTGGGCTCAACATCGTTGATAGGCAGGGGGCACGCAAGGTGAAGAATAGCCTTGTAGCATCTGGTGATTTGGCCGCACCGATGGTGCCTCCAGTCACATGGTTCGATGACCTCAAGCTCGATGGACCCACAGCAATCACCATCGACAAATCTGGTGAAATCTATGGGCATCTTGCCGTGTGGTCGGAATGCCACATGAGCTACATCAACCAATGCATCAAGGCGCCGCATAGCGCGACTGATTATGCGTACTACCAGACAGGTGCCGTGTTGTGTGACGATGACACACTTGTGCCGACTGGAGTCATCACCATGAATACAGGCCATGCCGAATTGTGGATGAGTGCAGATGAAGCCAAGGCGCACTACGACCATACAGGCATGGTAGTCGCAGATGTCGCTGCTGGGGAAGACGCATTTGGCATCTGGATTCACGGCTCGATGCGGCCTGATACCGATCAAATGTCCATTCGTCGATTGCGTGGCGCAGCGCTCAGCGGTGACTGGCGTGATCGCGGTGGTAACCTTGAGTTGGTCGCTGCGTTGGCCGTGAATGTCCCAGGCTTCGCAGTCAAGCGTCCACGCGCCCGGATTGCTTCAGGCGCACCAACGGCATTGGTTGCTGCCGGACGACTCACGCAGAGAGATGCGCAGCGACTGGCAAACCTTCGCCCACCAACCCCGCATGACGATACTTCAAGCGGTGGATATTCACCGCGAGACATGGATGTTATCAGCGGATACATCAAGCGCGATTTGCGCAGCCAAGTGCACAAGGATCGGAGGTGAATGTAAGCGCAAGTGCCACCTAGTGGCCCTTGGCTAGCATGCAAGATCGTGGCTCTCACATAGCTTTGAGCCTGATCCCCAATGCTGTAACCAACAGCCCGTACATGGGAAAGAGGATCAGATGTCCTGGCGCGAGAAGTTCCAAGACAGGCTGGACAATCTGGCGAATCTGTCGCCAGATCAACTGGCTGAGCTTGAGGCTGATCTGATGTCGGAGTTCGATGACATCGATGAGCAGAATGGCTCACTCGCTGATCTCAGCGAGATCAACGCTGCAATTTCACAAGTGCGTGAGCAGGCAACGAACAGTGAGAACTCACTGGCCGAAATGCGTGCGAACGTCCATCCGCCTGAGGATGAGACCGATCCTGATGGTGAGGAGTCGGAAGGGGACTCTGACACCAATGAGGATGGGGATGAAGGTGAAACGGATCCAGAGGATGAGCAGCCACCTGCTCCCACCGATGTCGTGCCTGTACCTGTCGCTGCTGCCGGTGGTGGCGGAGGCGGCAGTCATGGCGTGAGACGTCCAAGTCTCGGTCAGCTGGCGCGTCGTGCGGGTGCGCCTGCGAAGCGCAATGCGAATGCGCCTCGCGTGACAACGCGCATGGTTGCCGCTGGTGATATCCCTGGCTTTGGAGTTGGTCAGGAAATCACCACCAGCGAGCAATTGTCCATGGCGCTCATCAGGAAGCTGCAGGCATTGGGCCGTGGCGGTACGCCTGATGACGTTCTTGTGGCTTCCATGGTGAAGGAGTTCCCAGAAGAGCGCACACTCGGCGCAGACCCATGGGTCAACACCCGACGCATCGAGGCACTGACCAAGCCGAAGGCACTTGTCGCGTATGGTGGAATCTGCGCGCCGCTGCCAATCGACTACACGATTGAGACCATCGGCTCGACAGACAGGCCATTGAAGTCAGGCCTGCCCTCATTCGGCGCAAGTCGTGGTGGCGTTCAGTTCATGACGCCGCCTCAGCTGTCGTCGATCACCCCGCCAGTCCCGTGGACAGTTGCGATGGACCAGGCAGGCACGGCAACCAAGTCTTGCATGAAGGTTGTGTGCGAGCCATTCACCAGCGCTGAGATCTATGGTATTCCGGTCTGCATCGAAGTCGGCAACATGATGGGCAAGTACAACCCGGAGCAGGTCACCTCACAGACCGCGCTGCTGGACGTTGCGACTGCTCGTACGGCTGAGCTGACGTTGCTGAACTTGATGGATGCCGGCAGCACAGCGTTGACCGCGACTGATGTGCTTGGCGCCACACGGACCGTACTTGCGACGCTTGATCGTCTGATCTCTGCGTACGAGTACAGGAACCGTTTGGGCATGGGCGCATTGCGTGTCGTGCTTCCTGACTGGGTGCATGACATGATCCGTGCAGACATGACGATGGAGATGGCCCATGATGCCGATGGGCGCGATCCATTGGCAATCACGGATGCGCAGATCGCGTCTTGGTTCGGCGCCCGCAACTGTTCACCCATCTGGACGCTGGAGGATTTGGCAGCGTCCTGGAAGGCCCAAGCTGCCGGTCCGCTCAACGAATGGCCGTTGGAATTCGTTGCGTACTTCTTTGCAGAAGGTACATGGCAATTCCTCGATGGCGGGCAAATCGACCTTGGGGTTGTGCGTGACTCTACGCTCAACTCAACCAACGATTACCAGATCTGGCGTGAGGATTTTGAAGGACTCGCCAAGCGTGGTAACATCTCGTACAAGGTCACCATCACCTGTGCACCGACTGGCCTGTCTGCTGGTACGGTCGCTACGGGTGGCGCACCGGCCTGATCATCAACCTCCACATGGTAATAGGAGGCCATGATGACAGAAACTGTTGAGTTCTCAATTGGAACATTGACAGCCGCTGCTGGTGTACCGGTGCCTCCACCGCTCACCCAATCGCCAGTCAATCTGGTCAGGTCATCGAGAAATCCCAATGATGGCGCTGATGTCCGATGGGAGCAAGGGTTCAGCTATCTGCCATTGAGCAATGGAGAGTTGAACGTTGATGACGCTTGTGCAGGCGACAATGTGCCTGTACCGGTTGCGAAAGATGCGCCGTCTGTATTCTGGACGCCATATCTTCTGTCATCAAAGTACACATGTTCAACGCTTGGTGCTGATATTGCTGAGCATCAGCAACGTGCACAGAATCTGCTTGACGTTGCAACGCCAAAGATTCTTGAGTATGAATTCTGGAATGGCTTGCTAGCACAACAGGCTGGCTATGAGAATTTGTATTTGAGGCAGAGTAGCGATGTTGATGTCTACACCGCCACCTCTGTTGTTGAGGCCATCGCCATCTGTGAGTCATACCTTGCACAAATGACTTACGGCGGACGCGGGATGATCCACATCCCCGCATGGGTCTCGGCATATCTGCCGGCTGGT